TTAATGAAATACTAAACACTTTTGGTAATAGAGGGGGAATAATATCAGCACCTCTATTATGGGCAGCTTTTATTGGTGGTCTTCTTTGGAGAGCTGATGATACTAGTGAACCTATCGACCCAATAACTTTTGGGGTTTTTGATTCAGAAGTGGAAATTAGTTCAATCTACACCACCAATTATATACCAAATTTAACATATGTAGTATCAAAACCAAGTAGGTTAAGTTATTTACGTTCAAATATTGGTTATGAAATTACCAAAAATTATGGTATGTCTTTTAATGAAAACCCCAATGCTCATTATCTCCCAATTGAAGATATGTTACTACAACTTCCAGACCAAGTTAAAAATGAATTTAAAAAAGCTTTCTTTGATTTTGTTATTAGTTCTAAATGGAAAGATGTTAAAAACTCATTAGAAATAATAACAGGTGATGACGCTACTTGGGTTAATAAATGGCATTTAACACCTACTTATACCACAATTAATGATGAAAAAGCTATTTTTAAAAATACGATAAAAACAAATTATAAAACTGAAAACTATTCAATAATAACAAGAGTTGGTAATGGCGATATCGATACAAAATATAATTATGTAACTGAACTTAAAGATAATTCTGCTGCTGTAAATTTTATTTTAGGGTTGATAAACGAAGAAGTTTTAATATCAAACAATACGTATAAAATTTGGAACCAAGAAAGAGTTGCAAATAACGAGACAACTAGTCGTGGTGCGGTTAGCTTTTCTAAATCTGATTTTGAACTTTATATAAATAAAGTTAAAAGTCTTCTACAGGTAGATACTAGAACACAGGAAGAAAAACAAAAAGAAAAAGCTAATAAAATTTTCGGAACTGATAAACAAAACGTCATCAAATTCCAATTATATAGAACATGTAAAAATATTTATGATAAATGGATTGGTGGTACAACCAGCCCTGATAAAATAATTTTCAGAAATGGTTTACCAAGAAGAAATGGTTTAGATGTTGAATTAGCAAAACAAAGAGCTATAACTAAAAATGGTAATTCGACACCTACTTTGATTGATAGCTTTAGATTTGTAACTAGGTCTTTTACAGATATCGGTGACGATTTTTATGTAAACCCTAAAAATATAGTTAATAGCCTAAAAGAAAATCCAGGTTCAAGTTTTTATGACGTAGTAACGTCATTACTTTCTGACAATCAATTTAATTTTATTGCTTTACCCAACTATATCAATTACGATGATTATAACGAATTAAAAACAATATTTGAACCAGTATCTACCATTGATTCGTTTGGTACTGGTACAACTGGGCCAGCCTTTGTTTGTGTATATGTTGGCCAAACATCTAAACATTTAGATATGAGTAATTCTTATTATGAACAAGATGGAATTGATTTCCAATGTGATAAGGATAACAACTTGAAAAAAATAAACGCTAAAGATTTTCTCGAAGATAAAAAACCTTATGAAAACAATGTTGCTGTTTTTTCAGTTAATTATAGTCAACAAAACCAAAATATTTTTAAAGATATAACCTTAGACCAAAATGAATTTACTGAAACAAATGAATCACTAAAAGTTATTGACGAAATAGCTAACAAAGGTGCTGAAAATAGAACAACTATAGGTGGTCAAAACCTATACGATGTTTATTCTGTTAGAAGTTACACAGCAGGTGTTGAAATGATGGGTAATGCTATGATTCAACCTATGATGTATTTTCAATTAAATAATATTCCAATGTTTCATGGTGCTTATCTTATCACACACGTTAAACATGCTATCAAACCTAATAGTATGTTAACTAACTTCACTGGGGTTAGGGTAAGAAATATAGAAACACCTATGTTGGATACATCGTTATTATATATGCCTTTATTAGATAGTTTATTAGCGAGTGAGTCATACGGAACGAAATCAGTTGATTCTTCGGTTTTTTCAAATTCGCAATATCTAAATAAATCTTTTTTCCCTATTATAGCAACGTTGATTGAAAATGGTTCTATAAACGGAAATATTGAACATGGTAATATAACTACTTCAAAAATAATAGTACCAACAGGTATTAAAATTACGATTAGCCCAGAAAGAAAAATTAAATTAATAAAAGAAGCTTCAGATTCTTTGACTGAGATGTTAGGTGATTGGGTTGATTGGATGATTGAAAATCAATTTACAGGTAACAAGGGTTCTTTTGCTCATATCACTAGTGCTTTTAGAACCCAACAAGACCAAAAAGAAGTTAGTCATCAACATGGTAAAAATGCGGCAAAAGAAGGTACTTCTAACCATAGTTGGGGTATAGCTATCGATTTTCAATTCTTTAAAAAGAATGGTGAGAAAATTGAAATGTATGATAATGGGGAACCAAACATTAAAGTCGGTTATGACTTAAATGAAAACGAATCTTTGGTTTGGTTATTAGAAAATTCATACACTTATGGTTGGATTATACCAGAAAAATTAAGAGATAACACTTTATTGGAAGAATTTTGGCATTTTGAATATCATGGTAAATCAGCTAAGTGTATTCTTAACAACAAACCTGTAATCAAAGGTAAACAAATTGATACAACAAGAATTTATAACCCAATTGTTAAAAACCCTAAAGATAAAGACGGGAAAGAGGCTGTTTATACTTCATGTACACCAGTAAAAATTAAAGGGCCGAAAAGATTAGACGGTACCGAACAAGATTTCTCAGATTATTTTATTGGAAATTCGGCTGACTATTGGTCGTTGGTAGCTATATGTGCTTTAGAAAACGACTCAAATCAAGGGAGATGTGATGTTGCACAATCAATTTATAATCGATTGGAATCAGGTGTTTATGGTTACTCAACAATCAAGGGGTTAATTTTAGCAAATAAGCAATACGAACCAGTTTCAAGAGCTAAAGAAGAATTTAGATTAATAAAAGATAGACAAACAGCTATAAGAGCTTTTGCTAAAGCTAAAAATACAAGTACTCAAATTGCTGATGCTAAAATTTTGGAAACGGAAGTTGCTATAAATACTTCTAGTATGGTCCTTTCATCTAAAAATTTCGTTGGTGGGAGAACAGATTTCTACTCATCCTCTATTAAAAATCGTTATCCAGAAAAAGGAAGACTCGCAGCTGCTGTTGGAGTTAATGTTGAAAGGAATAATCAAATATTTGGGTGGTTTGTTGGTCCTGGGTCAAAGGAATATGGTAGTACCAACCCACAACCAGCTAATGAACCAAACTTTGATGATATAACTTAACGTTGCTAATTAGTAAAAATATTGGTATCTTTACAAGATGGTTGCCAATATTTTCTCAAAAACTAGTATAGATGTACCTTTCGACTTTAATGTTGTATCATCTTTTGATGATGCGATAGAAGGACTACCTACTTTGATAATTGGATATGATTATGTTAATGAGCATTACCCAGATTTCGATATCACCAATATCCATTTAGGGGGTAATTTATATTGGACATTTAAAAAAAACGAGAAACGTGATAAATTAGAAAAAGATTTAAGGTGGTTCATAACAAAAGTATATACTGATTTAATAAATGATTTATCTTACATTTTTATTGACCCTATCCAGTATAATAGAAAAACGTTGGTGAAAATAATTAGAAAAATATATTCACTCGAATATAAGGTAAGTTATTTTAATGAAGAGATGGTGTACATTTATGGTGGTAAATTTATCTTTGGTGTTAACCTAAAACTGTTGAAATATATGGGTTTAGACGTGGAAAAAATTAAATTTAAAATTAAGAACATAAGTGACGTTTTTTTAGATGATAAAGAGATACTTATTGAATATAAGAGCACAATATCTTCACTTGATAATAAAGTTAGATATATACCGTTTTTATACTTGATAAGAAATGGAAAAAACAATACTTCTAGCGTCTTTCATCTTTCCAGAGAGAGTTGAATGGTTTCTTGGTTACCTTGAGGCTAGATTCTCTATTACCAAAGATAAAGTTTTTTGTTATAAAAACCTTGATGATGAATCAAAGGTTATTATAACATTTAAAATTGTTATGCAAGAAGGTAATAAGTTAAACCTTAAAGAATTATTTCCAAGTGCTGTCCCTATTCATAAAAAAGGTAATGCGTTATATACTATAAACGCTTTAAATAAACTGATTGATAAAACTCATGTTTCAGAAACTGGTATTATTGATTACAAATCAATAAAAATAAATTGGGATGAATATCAGAATAAAATCATATTAATCGATAATAAAGAACTAGCCATTTTCAGTATAGAAAGGGTTTTTTGATAGTTCCATTATATTTATATAAAAGATAACAAGACTTTAAATATAAGTTATGGAAAATAAAACCCCAATAGAAAAAAAAGAAGCTTTGAAAAAAGCTTTGAACTCTATGTTAGACGAAAATTCAGATGTGGATTGTTCAACAGGTGTTTGTGTTATAAAAGGTGATAAAAGCCTAGTAGAACGCATTAACAAAAAAATAATAACAGAAGACGGTAGACAACTATTATTTTAAATGAAAAAGAACTTTAACCAAGCTTTATTAAACGAAGAAATTAAAAAATTCATGTTTCTTACTGAATATGATTTTTATCAAGAAAAAAAAGAAACTCCAGAATACAAAGACCTTCTTTTAGGTGATGAACCAATGATAGAAGCGGATGACGCACCTTCAGATTTAGAACCTGAAGACCAAGTTGATAGCGCAGCTGGAAACATCGCGTCAGATTTAGGTATAGACGATGCTAACCCTGAAGGTGGTGAAGAAGGTGGTGAAGAAATGGGTAACACCCCAGAACCTGATGCAAACGCTGAAGAAATTCCAGCACCAGAACCAACTCCACCGCCAATTCCAGAACCACAAAGTGATGATGTGGAAGTAGATGTTACATCTTTGGTACAAGGTTCTGAAGAGGCTAAAGAATCTGCTGATATTGCGGCTAAAAATAGCCAAATGCTTTTACAAAAATTAACCGATTTGGAAAATAGAATGGCAAAAATGGCTGTTCTTTCAGATAAAATTGAAGGGCTTGAACAAGAAATTGTGAAAAGAAACCCAACACCAGTTGAAAAAATGGAAATGAGAACAGTTAGCTCTGCCCCGTTTAACCAAAAATTAACTGATTATTGGGCAAACAAAGAAGGTGCTTATGATGTTATGAATAACGAGAAGAAACCTAAAGAGTATGTTCTAACAAAAGATGATGTAGATTCTTCATATAGTGCTGCTGGAATTAAAAATAGTTTTTCAGTGGATAAAAACCCATACGAAGAAGAATCAACCGAAGATTATTACGAAGAAGAAATGTAAATTAAAGAACCCCAAATTGGGGTTTTTTTGTTTTATATGGGTTTTTTTATTTGGTTTAGTTGTATCATAAATTAAATTTCGGTAAGTTTGAAAAAATAAATATTATACGAACTTTAATTCGTGAAATAGAGTAAATTTTACTTGACTTTTCTCAGATTCTATAGTATATTTGTAATATTAGAATTAAGAAAATAACAACTATATATAAATAAAACAAACAAAAATGAGTGTACAAAATAACGCTTTGGCGGCAATGCTAGAACAGTATGAAACCAATAACAAACCGAAGTATGAAAAGAGAACAGATAAGGTTTTTGACCTTAAAAATTACTTCACAACTTACCTACCTAAAGGTACTGATTCATTAACAAAAACAATTAGAATACTACCAACAGCAGACGGTTCATCTCCATTTGTTGAGATGTATGCACATAAAATCAAAATTGATGGTGAATCGAAAACATTCCCATGTTTAAAATATACGAAAAATGAACCATGTCCGTTTTGTGAAGCACGTGAAGCTTTATTGGCTACTGGTAGTGAAACAGATAAGGAATTGGCTAAAACATACAACACTAGGTTGATGTATATCGTTAAAGTAATTGACCGAGATGATGAAGAACATGGTGTTAAATTTTGGAGATTTAATCACAATTACAAAAAAGAAGGTAATTTGGATAAAATTCAAGCTGTAATAAGGGCTATTAAAAAAGATATCACTAACCCAGAAATTGGACGTGACCTTTCTTTAACAATAAATAAAAACGATGACATCACTGTAGTTTCTGGTGTTGCATCTTTAGACCCTTCGCCATTATCTGAAGACCCAAAACAAGCTGCTGAATGGATGGCTGATGACAGAACTTGGAGAAGTGTGTATGCTGAAAAAAACTATGATTATTTATTAATAGTTGTAAAAGGTGGTGTTCCAGTTTGGGATAAAACCGCTAATTGTTTTGTTGACAAAAACAGTACAGCAGCTGTTAAAACCGAAACCAATGCTTTGGATACGGAATTAACTATGGGTGTTGAAAACGTAAAGTCTAACATTATCGCATCTACTACTGAAACAATCACTTCAAGTGTTGAATCAACTGTAGAGGATGAAGTTGATGACGATTTACCGTTCTAAACTATTTAATGGTTTTAATAATAAAAAAAGGTGAGAGATTGCCTTTTTTTATTCCAAAATAATAAAAATTAAAAAGTGTAGTTATGGCTAAAAAACCAGAAAAGAAACAAATTGAGAAAAAAGCGTTTGATGCTGAAAGTTTCTTACTATCAGAAGGATTAAATACTGAACCTGAAGATAAAGAATTAAGTTGGATACCGTTAAGTAAAGCTTGGCATGATGCTATTAAATTACCTGGGTTTCCTAGGGGTTATGTTTCTTTGGTTAGAGGTTTTTCAAATACTGGTAAATCAACGGCTTTCTATGAAGCGATTGTAGGTGCTCAAAAAATAGGTGACTACCCTATAGTTATTGAAACTGAAGGAAATTGGAATGCTAACCACGCGAAAATGGTTGGTGTTAAATTTATAGAAGTTACTGACGAAGAAACTGGTGAAATTAAATTAAAACCAGATGGTTTTTTATTAATTAGAAATCAAGATTTGTTTGCCAGATATAAAAATTACTGTCATAAAGAGAGTAAAATGAAAGCCACACAAACTCGTAACCAACCAGTTATAGAGGATGTAGCTCTCTTTATGGAAGAGATGATAAAAAAACAAACAGATGGTATTTTACCAAAAAATCTTTGTTTTCTATGGGATTCAATAGGTACTTTAAATGGTTATCAATCAGCAACAGCTAACGGTAGAAATGCTCAATGGAATGCTGGTGCTATGAATGTTTTTGGTACGATTGTTAATTTTTTAATTCCTTCATCAAGAGCGATAGATAGTGAATTTACCAACACATTCATTTGTGTTCAAAAAATTTGGTTAGATAACATGAACGGTAGTGTTATCAAACATAAAGGTGGTGAATTTATGTATTACAATTGTCGTTTAAATGTTCACTTAGGTGGTGTGTTAACACATGGGACAACTAAACTTAAAGCAACTTCTTTAGGACAAGATTTCCAGTATGGTACTGAGGCTAAAATCAAATGTGATAAAAACCATGTTAATGGTATAGAAAAGATGGGTAAAATTGCGTCAACACCTTTTGGGTATGTTAACCCAGATGAGTTAGATGAATGGAAAAAAACACATCGTCAATTTATTCATGATTCATTAAATGTAACTTATGAAGTTGATGTGAAGTTCGACCAAGAAGATGGAACGTTTGACTCTGACGATATCAGAGTTTAATATAGTATTAACCCTTTAATTTTGTTTAAATGAACAAAAGACCACCAAGAACTGGTGAAGTAGTTCTTAAAAGAAAAAATACCTTGCTGGTTGATGGGTCAGCATTGTTTAAACAATCATTCAACGGTGCTAAAGACCAATACAACCATTTTGGTTGTCATATAGGTGGTCTATTAGCTTTCTTAACAACATTAAGGATGGTGTTAGAGAATGATTTATACCATAGAGTTTACGTTTTTTGGGATGGAACTTTCAGTGGGAAACTTAGATATAATATTTACCAACCGTATAAAAGTGGTCGAGGTAAAGATTATATCAATGGCACACAACCTACTGACGAGAGTGAATTAAACCAAAGAAAACTTCTTTGGGAATACCTAAATGAAATGTATGTAAGACAAATAAAAGATGAGGTCGTTGAAGGTGATGATTTTATAGCTTACTATTGTCTAAATAAAACCCCGAATGAAAGAATTACAATCATTTCAAATGACCGTGATTTTTTACAACTATTATCTGATGATATTCGAATCTATTTTCTAGATATGAAAGTTTATGTCACGATAGACAATTACCTTGAATACCCAAAGAAATTCAAATTTCATCAAAGCAATTCAGTTTTAATGAAAACAATGGTTGGTGATTCAAGTGATAGTATCAAGGGGATAAGTCGATTAGGTGAAGATACATTAATTAAATATTTCCCAGAACTAAAAGAAAGAAAAGTTAGTTTAAATGAAATAATTGATAGTGCTAAAAAACAACAAGAAGAAAGGGTTAATAATAAAAAAAAACCACTTGCGGTATTTCAAAATATCATCAATGGTATTACTGATGGTCCTCAAAAGGAAAAAATTTATGAGATAAATGAATGTCTTGTCAATCTAAGTAAACCAATGATGACCAAAGATGCTATAGAGTCTTTAGAACAGTTAATGGAAGGGACTTTAGATTCATCGGGTCGCGAATTAAAAAACGTTTTCACTATGATGAAACGAGATGGATTAAATCACGCTTTGGGAAATAGAAGATACGAAAGTTTCTTAGAACCATTCAAGAAGCTAATACCAAGAGAAATTAATTTTTAAACAAACAAATAAATAAACAAACATGGAAACAAAAACAACATCATTTGATTTTAAGAAAATGGAAGAACAACGTTTTGAATTTATCTTATATATCAATAATCACATTATTTGTCAAAGATTCTTTCATATAAGAGACTTTAATGAAGCGTCACCTAAATCACTTGAAATAAAACATTTAATGGATTCTATTTGTGGGACAAATATAAACGAATTCGGACAAATGGGTATCATTCCAAACCACTTAAAAAAGAAATCAGTAGATTACGTGTGGGATACTTATAACCCATATGCTGAGGGTGAAGACCGTATACAAAGAAATGGAGGCGATAAAATTGATAACTTTCAATTTGAGTTAAGAATTGATAAGAAAATGGTTGGTAAATCAATCTTCTCTGGAAATTTATTTCCACCAAAGGTTAGGTACGCTGTGGATATCAAGGAAATTATTCCTTCTATAATGAGCGAAATTAGAGCTTATTTAAGTCAAAAAAATTATACAAATGTGGTCGCTTAAGCGACCATTTTTTTAGTGTTAAAATAACATTTTTTAAAAATGACGAGGTAAAAATTGAATGGCAAAAATAAATAAAGATACATTAGAATACCTTGGGAATGATTATCAATATAGGTTGATAGCTCAAATATTATCGGATTCAAAATTTGGTAACTCTATAATTGATATTGTAGACCCAAATTATTTTCAAGAACCATATTTAAGGGTTGTTGCCGCTATAATAAAAGAAGCTAAGGAAAAAGATGATATCATTCCAGACATTGGTGGTCTTAGAATTCGTATTCTTGATGATGTGTCAAATGACATGCAACAAAAGTATGCTATTAGAGAATTAGAGAAGATAAGTCAAGCTAGTTTACAAGATACTTTCAAAGTTCAAGATATTGCTATGAAATTTTGTAAGCAACAAGAATTAAAAAAATCTATCAAAGAAATCCAAAGTATTATTGATAAGGGTGATATTAATGACTATGATGAATGTGAAGCTATTTTAAAGAAAGCACTTGAATACGGCCACGTAAAAGACGAGGGTATGGATATCTTTGATAATATCAAAGATGTGTTACGTGAAGATTTTAGAAACCCAATTAGAACAGGTATTAATGGTTTAGATGAATACATGGATGGTGGTTTATCTAAAGGTGAGTTAGCTGTTATCTTAGCACCTTTTGGTACTGGTAAAACCACGATGATAACCAAAATAGCTAACACAGCTATGAACGATGGTTATAAAGTACTTCAAATATTTTTCGAAGATAACCCAAAAGTTATTCAACGAAAACACTTGGCTTGTTGGAGTGGTATTGAATTGAATTCTTTATCGCAACACCAAGCAGAAGTTTTCGAGTTATGTCAAGAAAAAATGTCATTACCTAAAGAAGGTAAAGGTATTCTTAAGCTTAAAAAATTCCCAAGTGATGGTACTACAATACCAATGATTCGACAATATATTAGAAAACTAATAGCACAAGGTTTTAAACCAGATATTGTTTTATTAGATTATATTGATTGTGTACAACCATCAAAAACTTTTGCTGATGCAAACATTGGTGAAGGAAGTGTTATGAGACAATTTGAATCGATGTTGGATGAGCTGGATATGGCTGGTTGGACTGCGATTCAAGGTAATAGAAGTTCGATAGGTGCAGCGGTTGTTGAAGCCAATCAAATTGGAGGTTCTATTAAAAAGGGTCAAATTGGCCACTTTATTGTTTCAATAGCAAAAACGTTAGACCAAAAAGAAGATGGAACCGCTACCATGGCAATTCTTAAATCAAGATTTGGTAAAGATGGGGTTATTTTTGAAGATATAACTTTTGATAACGCTAAAATACAAATAGATATGGGTCAAAGTAGAGGTCCTAGAACAAGAGGTGAATTTAAACAAGACATTAAAGAATCAAATCAAGCAAGAGTTAATTCGGTTCTAGATGCAATGAAAAATAGAAAAGAAACTTTAATTTCCGAAGTTCCTAAAGAAACTGATAATCTCTAATAATTATATTAAACAATTAAAAATGTACGAACCAATTTTAACACCAAATGAAGACAGATTTGTTATATTTCCGATTCAACACCAAGATTTATGGGCCTATTATGACCTAGTTAAAGAGGCTATGTGGACAGAAAAAGAAATTGACTTATCTAAAGATTTAGACCACTGGAATAATAAGCTAACTGATAACGAAAGGTTTTTTATTAAAAACGTTTTAGCATTCTTTGCGGCTTCTGATGGAATTGTAAACGAAAACTTAGCTGAAAATTTTTTAAAAGAAGTTCAATATACTGAAGCAAAATTTTTCTATGGTTTCCAAATTATGATGGAAAACATACATAGTCATATGTACTCATTGTTAATTGACACATATATCAAAGATACCAAAGAAAGAAATGAGTGTTTTAAAGCTATTGAGTTTATGGCACCAGTAAAGAAAAAAGCTGAGTGGGCCTTGAAATGGATTGAATCTGAATCTTTTGCTGAAAGACTAGTTGCTTTTGCTGCTGTTGAGGGTATATTTTTCTCTGGGTCTTTTTGTAGTATTTTTTATCTTAAGTCAAGAGGTTTAATGCCTGGACTTTGTGATAGTAATGCCTTTATTTCTAGGGACGAAGCTTTACATTGTGATTTTGCTATTCATTTATTGAACAACCATATTGTTCATAAACCATCATCAGAAAGAATTAGAGAAATTCTTTTATCGGCTTTAGAAATTGAAAAAGAATTCATCACTGAATCTTTACCTGTTTCACTTATTGGGATGAATTCAGAATTAATGAAACAATATCTGGAATTTGTTGTTGACGGTTTATTACATCAATTAGAATGTGAAAAAGAATTCAACACTAAAAACCCGTTTGATTTTATGAATCAAATCGCTTTAAAAACAAAACAAAACTTTTTTGAGGGTCGTTCAACAGAATATAAATCAGCTGATTTAAGTGGTGCGATATCGTTCGATGAGGAAATTTAATAAAATATAAAATATGAAAATAACGAAAAGAAACGGTAGTAAAATTGATTTCAACCCAAATAAAATTTTAACTAGAATAAAAAAACAATCCGAAGGGTTAAAAGTAAATGCGGATGAGGTGTTCATTAAAGTAACACAAGGTATAGCTGATGAAATGACAACGAATGAATTAGATGATTTGATTTCAGTGGTTTCCGAATCGTTGGCGATGAATCATCCAGATTATTCAAAATTAGCTGCGAATATATCAATTTCAAAACTTCATAAAGAAACAGAGGATTCTTTCATGAAAGCAACTAAAAAATTATACAACGCTGGGTTGTTAAACAATTTTTATTATAATAAGGTAAAAGAGAATATTGAATTGATTGAATCAGTGATTAATTATAAGAGAGATTTTCATTTTGATTATTTTGGTTGGTCTTCATTGAAAAATATTTACTTGTTAAAACTAAAAGATGGTGTTATAATTGAAAGACCTCAACATATGTATGTTAGGGTCGCGCTTATGGTGACAAATACACCAGAAGATTTTATTGAAAAATACAATGATTTGAGTTTCCAGAGAGAAAGCCCAGCAACACCACTTAAAATGAATGTTGGGACAAATATAGGTCAAATCGCTTCATGTAATTTATCCATAGTTACCGATGATTCAACAGAAGGGTTACTAGATATTTTAGGAAGAATAGCTATTTCTTCATCAAAGGCTGAGGGTATTGGATTAGCTGTATCTAATATTCGTTCAAAAGAAAATAACGTAGGGAATTCAGATGGTAAAGCTGGTGGCGTTTTAAAATATCTTAAGGTTGTTAACGAAACACTTAGATTTTGGAACCAACGAGGTAAAAGACCAGGTTCAGCCGCTGTCTACATCGAACCATGGCACAAAGATATTTTTGATGTCCTAGATATGAGGAAAAAAACAGGTGATGAAACACTTAGAGCTCGTGATTTATTTTCAGCTCTTTGGATTTCTGATAATTTCATGAAAGCTGTAGAAACGAATGGTGATTGGTATCTATTTTGCCCTCACGACATCAAATCAGCTGGTTTAAAGCCTTTTTACGAGATTTATGGTGCTGAGTTCGAAAAAGAATATAATTTGGCCGTAGAAATGGGTTTAGGGGTTAAAATAAAAGCACATGACTTGTGGATAAAAATTATTGAATCACAAATTGAAACAGGTATGCCTTACATGTGTTTTAAGGACCACAGTAATAGTAAATCAAACCAAAAAAACATGGGTATGATTCATTCTAGTAATTTGTGTGCTGAAATTATGGAAGTAACTGATTATGAAACTACTGCGATATGTACTCTTACTAGTATTCCAGTTCAAAAATTTGTAATAGATAAAAAATATAGTTTCTTTGAGTTAGGTAGGGTAACCCGTTCAATAACAAAGTCATTAAATATTGCTATTGAAATTAACGATTACTCAACACCAGAAGGTAGGAAAGGTGGGTTAGAGCAAAGAGCTTTAGGAATAGGCATTCAAGGTTTGGCTGATGTGTTTGCTATGTTAAGACTTCCATTTGTTTCAGAAGAAGCTAGAACTCTTAACAGAAATATTTTTGAGACGATATATTATAATGCTTTAAGACAGTCATGTGATTTGGCTAAAGAATCTGGTGAAACATATTCTGGTTATGAAGGTTCTCCTATATCTCAAGGTATCTTCCAGTGGGAAATGTGGGGGATAACAGAAGATAAGTTATCTGGTATGTATGATTGGAATGAATTACGAGAAGATATATTAAAATATGGTGTTAGAAATTCATTAACAACATGTTGTCCCCCAACAGCGAGTTGTCAAGTTATTGACACTAGGATTCACACTGAAAATGGTGTGAAATCATTTAAAGATATGCTAAAAGAAAATGATATTAATTGGGAATCATTAGAGGGTACTAACATACAACAATGGATAACCCTAAAACCATTTAATGTAAAAACAACTGATGGTTATGAAGAAGTTAATAAGATAAAATATAATGGATATTCTACAGTATATCAAATTGAAATGGAAGATGGTTCTATTTTTGAAGCAACATCAAACCATAAATTCAAAGTAAAAAGAAATGATAAAGAAATATGGGTTGAGGTTAGTGATTTAACCACCACGGACGATATATTAAATATTTTTGAAAAATAGTTGGTGGTTTATCGGTTTGGTTGGTATTTATAGCTAAAGAAAATTATGAAAAATTTACCAACCAAACCATCACCATTCAAAATTGAGTATTGGTTAAAAAAAGGTTTTAGTAACGATGAATCTATTGAAAAAGTCAGGATACATAGGTTAAAATGTATTAGAACTTTAGAGTCATTTATTTATAACCATGGAGAGATAAACGGGTTATTAAAATTTAAAGAATTTTGTGATAAAAGTAAACATACGTTAGAAAGTTTTATGAAAAAATATGGTAAGGAAGATGGTAAATTAAAGTGGGATGCTTATTTAAAAACTAAAGATTCGAATAGTGAAAAATGGGCCTTAAAGAAATCAAATGGTGATGTTTATAAAGCTAATGAAATTTTAAAAGAACGTAAAAAAAATGTTATTGTGACGTTAGATAAATTAATAATAAAATATAATGATATTGAATTAGCTAAAGAAAAATTAAAAGATATAAATAAAAGAAAAGATAGTTCATCTCTAAAATATTTTATAAAAAAAACAAACGGGGATTTAAAATTAGCTACTATATTATATAAAGAACGCTCATTAAAAAAAGATTGTATGAGTATTAATTTTTTCCTTAAAAAGACAAACGGGGATTTAAAATTAGCTAAAGACTTACAAGTTAGTGAGTTAAACAGAAGAAATATTAGTTTTTGTATAGCATCTAAAGAATCTTTAGTTTATTTTATACCACTATATAAATATTTACGTAAAAATGGTTTTAAGCGAAGTGACATATTTTTAGGTGTTAATGGTTCATATGAATATAAGTTACACGATGTTGATAAAAATATAACGTTCTCTTATGATTTTACAGTCCCATCATTAGGTTTAATTATCGAATATCATGGTGAAAAATTTCATCCAAATATCAAAAAATATGGTGTTAATAAATTAAGGGAAAATAGATGGGGTAAACACTTTAGATTAGATTTAGATAAAAGCATCTTAAAAGACAAAACTAAAAAAGAATTAGCTATAACAAATAACTTTGAATATATTGAGTTATGGTCATCTGATTCAGAAGAAATAAATAAAGAGAAAATAATTAAATTTTTAAAAATAAATAAGTTATGAAAATAAAAACTATAATTAAGGGTGATATAAAACCTACTTGGGATATTGAGGTTCCTAATGTTAATCATTATATCATGGAAAATGGGTGTGTAAGTCATAATTCAGCTCGTGTTATTGGTTCAAACGAAGCTTTTGAACCGTTCACATCTAATTTATATGTTAGAAGAGTAACTGGTGGTGAATTTGCTATGGTAAACAAACATTTAGTTAGGGAATTGGAAAACGAGGGGTTATGGAATAGAGAGATGTTAAATGAATTAATTAAAAACGATGGTAGTGTTCAAAATATTCCATCAATAAGTCAAGAATTAAAAGATATTTTTAAAACAGTTTGGGAAATATCACAAAAATCTCTTATTGAAATGTCTGCTGAAAGAGGTCCGTTCATCGACCAATCACAGAGTCTAAATATTTTCTTTCAAACACCAACTGTCGGTAAATTAACAACATCACATATGTTGGGGTGGAAATTAGGTTTAAAAACAGGTCAATATTATTTGAGAAGTCAACCAGTTGAAATGAAGTCTAAACACTTGGCTATTGATTTAACAACAAAACAAAAATCGATAGATAGTCAATTCGAATGTTTCGGTTGTTCTTCGTAGTCACAACTGAGATTACACCACGTTATAGTATAAGTTAAATATTCAAAGGCCCTAATAGGGCCTTTTTTATTTGCGTATTTACTTACAAAAATAGTTTAGTACCATATTTATGTAAAAATAAAGAATATAAAACTTTTATATTCAAAACTAAAACAGAAAACTATGGCTAATGGTCGTTTTATAAACATAAACTACCCCTTCAAAGATAGTAAACAAGGTTTTTTTATCGATTTAAACGCTGATGATAAATCAGCGATAAAAGCTGACCTCATGCATTTAATCCTAACTATTAAAGGTCAAAGATTGTATAACCCAGATTTTGGTACAAATTTAATGAGGTTTATTTTTGAACCAAGTGACGGTTTCACATTTGAAAAAATAAAAGAAGAAATAACTACTCAAGTAAAAAAATACTTACCAAACCTAGATATAACAGTTATATCTGTTGAGCAATCAACGGAAAATGATTATGCTGCGGTTTTAAGACTTGATTATACAATAACAGATGATGTGTTTACGACATCAGATTTCGTAATAATAAACATTTAATATGGCAAATACAGGTATAAACTACACGTCACGTAATTTCGCAGATATAAGAACTGACTTAATAAATATGGTTAAGAAATATTATCCAGATATTTTTAACGACTATAATGATGCATCTGTTGGTATGATGCTTTTAGAATTAAATGCTGGTGTTGGAGATATGTTGTCACTCAATACAGATAGAATGTTTCAAGAAACACAAATAGATTATGCTCAAGAAAGAAGTTCTATATTATCTATGGCTAGAACATTTGGTTTAAAAATCCCAGGAAAAAGACCAAGTGTAAGCATCGTAGATTTTTCGGTAATAATACCACCACTAGGTGATACTTTCGATATTTCTTATTGCCCAATTATAAGAGCTGGTTCTCAAGTAACTGGTGCTGGAAAAGTTTTTGAAACATCAAACGATATCGATTTCAGTGACCCATTTACAACAGGTGGGATACCAAATAGATTAGTTATACCTAACTTTAACGCCAATAGTATACTATTAAACTATACAATAACAAAAAGAGAAATCGTTATTAACGGATTTACAAAGATATTCAAAAGAGTTATTACTTCAAGTGACATAAAACCATTTTTAGAAATAATATTACCAGATAATAACGTTATATCGGTTGATTCTATCATTAGTTTAGAAGGAACCAACTTTACACAAATACCCTCAGCTGATAATTTTATTAATTCATCAATAAGATGGTATGAAATGGATGCTTTGGCTGAAAGCCAAGTTTTTATCCAAGATAATTTTACCATTAGTGACAATGCTGGTATAAAACCAGGAAAATGGATAACAACAACTAAAAAATTCATTAGAGAATATACAGATTTAGGTTTTACCAAATTAATTTTAGGTGGTGGTAGTCAAGACATAAGCAGTTTATGTGATTTCGGCTCTAATAAAGCATTGGTTAATCAAATAGGTGATTTTATTAATAACATGTCACTAGGTGAAACACCAACAGCAAATACATCCATGTTTATTAAATATAGAGTTGGTGGGGGTGCTGATACAAATTTGGGTACTGGTGTATTAACAAATTTAGGTACCGTAGATATGTCGGTTAATGGATTAAATGTTGCGATAAATAATGCTGTTAAAGCTTCTTTGGTTGTAAACAATAATTTCCCAGCTTTGGGTGGTAGAAATGAACCAAGCGTTGAGGAAGTTAGGAATTTAGTTCGTTATAATTTCTCATCACAAAATAGATGCGTATTAATTAAGGATTATCAAGCTAGAATTAGTTTGATGCCTGGAGAATTTGGTGTACCTTTTAGATGTGGGGTGTTTGAAAACCAAAATAAGATTCAAATTTATATTTTAGGGTTAAATGCTGATACAAAACTTGATAACTCATCAACTAGTACCCTAAGAGATAATATAGCTAATTATTTATCTGATTATAGAATGTTAAATGACTATGTTTTTGTCACAAACGGAAAGGTTATTAACCTTGCTTTTGAAATTGATGTGTATATCGATAAGAAAAGCCCTAAGTCACAAATAATAAGTCAAATAATTACTGATGTTCAGACTTATATGAACATAAATAAATTTCAAATGGGTGAAAATGTTTATTTATCACCATTGGTTGAAACAATAAATAATGTTGGTGGTGTTTTAAACGTAATCGATGTGAGAATCTTCAATAAAGTAGGAGATGGTTATAGTTTAAATGAAATATCTCAACCATATTTAGATGCGACAACTAGACAAGTAGATATTTCTTTTGACTACACACTTTACGGTGACCCGATAAGTATGTTTGAAATCAAATTCCCTAATGTGGATATCAAGGTTAGAGTTAAAGGGTAAGGTTTCCTTATACCGTTAAAACCTTATATTTAATAAAAATTTTAATATGAGCTGCGATTGTAAAAACGAAACTGTTAATAAAACAGAAATCAAGTCAACAAAGACAATAAGTAATTATATATTGAAAACAATAATTTTCTTATTGTTTTTGGTTATTTTACCAATAGTTGTTGTTGCGATAATATGGATAGTATTTAAAATGTTAGTTTTAAGTGAATCAATTGATATAAAATCTATTTTGATGTCTCTATATGGTAAAATAAAAAAGACGCAAGACGATGATGATGAAGTATCTGAAGACGACTTATATATGGTGGATGTTGAGGATATAACAAATAAGAAATTTTAAGAAATGTCAAATACAATAAGAATAAGAACAACACCTAACGGAAATGACAAATATTTAAAAGTTAATTTAGAACAAGATTTTGATTTTATTGAAATTCTTTCTTTAAATATTTCTCAGGAAGACGCATATCGACAATTCTGTTCAGATTATGGTGTTGTTGTTGGTAGGGTTCTAGTTAATAGCGGATTTGGTGTCCCAAACGCCAAGGTTAGTGTATTTATCCCTATTGATGAAGTTGATAAACAAAACCCAACAATTAGAGGGTTGTATCCTTACGAATTAATCACAGATAAAGATTATCGAGGGATTCGTTATAATTTATTACCAAATCAATCTGAAACAAATAATAATTGTTTTACACCAGTAGGTACATTCCCAACAAAAAGGGGAGTCCTTGATAATGACATAGTAACAAATATTTATTGTAAGTATTATAAATTTACAACAACAACAAATTATGCTGGTGATTTTATGATTTTTGGTGTTCCAATTGGGACATATACAATTCATGTTGATGCTGATATATCAGATATTGGTATCGTTTCACAACGACCATATGATTTGGTTAGACAGGGCACACCAGAGAAATTATTCGATAGTCCGACTAAATTTATGGGTGGGACGAACATAGATAAATTACCCCAAATTAAAACAGCTAATATTGGTGTAAACGTACAACCGTTTTGGGGTGATTTAGAGAATTGTCAAGTAGGTATCACCCGTGTGGATGTTGACTTAAATTATTCAATCCAACCATCAGCTATTTTTTTCGGAAGTATCTTTGGAGACCAAGACAAGAATAGTGTGAGTAAAAACTGTAGGCCAAGAAAAGGTTTAGGTGAATTATGTGAACAAGTAACTAGTGAGGGTTCTGTTGAAATGATTAGATATTCTTTCGATGGTGAAATTGAAGATTTTTCAGTTCAAGGTGGTAGAGTTATTGATGAAGATGGTACTTGGGCTTATCAAATACCTATGAACTTAGATTATTTTGTTACAGCTGAAGATGGTACCTTTATTCCATCAAATGACCCAAATATTGGACTCCCAACTAGGTCTAAAGTAAGATTTAGAATAGGTATGGATGAAACTGGTGGTGAAGGTAGGCTTAGAACTAGGGCGAAGTATTTGGTACCGAATAACCCAAAAATTGTTAGTGAGATTGATTATAATTTTAATGAAAAAACCAAAGATTCAAGTTTCAAAAATTTATATTGGAATAAAATCTATAGTATTTCAAGTTTCATTCCTAGATATCAACCAAATAAAAGTGTTGGTAATAGAAATATAACTGCAATTAAAAATGTTGATGGGTGTGTCGGTGATAAGAATCCGTTTCCTTACAACAGAGTTGATACAGATGTGAACCCTATATTCTCATATTTTTGTATTATAATATCAATAATAAACTATATAGTTTTTATTATAAACGCTGTTATTATAGGAGCAATCAATGGTATAATTGGTGCGCTAAATCTTATTATAAATTTTGTTGGTGGAACACCTGTACCTTTGGTTGCTTGTATTACGGTAGGGTGTCCTACGGATAACGGTGTGGTGCAATTTGCACCTGGGTGTGGTGTAGAATCCACAGCGTATTTTAGGGAAGGGTTGTCCGATTGTATAGCTTTTAGTATGGCCAAATCTTTAAACATGTATAAATTTGATTTTTATAATGATTGGGTAAACGGTACATTGTATTCGTTTTTATTAAAATATAAAAAGAGAAAAAAGGGTAATGAAAAATTTTGTGAATATGATTGTGGAGACTTTTTAGGTTACCCTGATTATAGTGGGGTTGACGAAAATGAAAATAACATCCCAGATAATGATTGTAACAATCAATACTTGTTAGACACTATGTACCCAGTAGGTAGTAATAACAATCAAAATGAAGCTACTGTCACAGGTATAATTAGAGAGGGTTTAATAAAGAAATTAGATGATGAGTTTTATTATGCTTCAACAAATCACAAGGTAACACAAAAATTATTTGCAACTGATATTATTTGTCTTGGTTCAGTTTTTGAATGTGATTGGCAAGGCTTCCCTAATTTATACAAATTTTTAACACCTACAAGTTATAATTTACCGCCAGATATACAACAAATGAGTTCTGATGGTACTCAAATATTAGAAACTGGTATTGTAGATGTTGGTGACGCTCCTGGTTTATTATTTTCAGTTAATTGTTTAGGTCTTCATGTTGATAACACACAAGCGTTAAATTTCAGACATATTTGTGAAATTTTAGTCGATTCAGACGCAGCGACTGAAGCACCTGACGGTACGATTATCTCCCAAGCAGATGGTGTTATTAGTTCTGATGAAATAAGTGTTGATGGAAAGTTTTTTAGAAATTCTTTTCTATATCTTAATAGTGACTCAACACCTGATAACGAATACATTCCACTAACAACATTAAATAGTGATTTTAACACATTCAATCTACCATTTTATGACTTTACATCGTTACAAAATAACCCACAAGATTACATAGATTTTAGAGGTTATCCTGAGTATGGTGGAAACTACACTTTTTATGACCAACCAGAACATTCATTTTTTATGTATTTTGGTTCTGTACCAGGAAAAAGTTCAGTTGAAAAACTTTTACAACGTTATTTTGGTACTTGTAAATTGGTTAAAAAACAAACACTATTTTTAGATTTAATAGTAACTCCAGATTCAAACAATGATTCAAGTGGTGGTATTATATTCGAAATAATTGGTGGCCATGGGCCTTACACATATACAGTTTTTTCATCTAATGGTTATTCTTTTGATGGAACTGTAGATACAACACCACCTATAGTTGAACTAACAGGGTTAGCTGTTGGTACGTATATCATTACTATTGTTGATTTTTTCGGGTTCACAACGACTCAAACTGTTGTGGTTGCTGGTCCACCACCATTATTTTGTAATGTTTTTGTATCAAACAACTCTACATCATTGGTTTCATTTGATGGTCAAATAACAGCTAATATTGGTGGTGGTTTACAACCTTATTCTTATTCTCTTTTAAATTCTTTAGGTGGGCAAATTAGTTCTGGTATTATTAATTCAGCTCCGTTGATAATAGATGGTTTAGGTGTTGATTTAATTGGTTATACTCTAACAATAACAGATGTAGAAATGAATTCTTGTTCAACAACAGGGTTATCGATTGTAGGTCAAGAGTCTTTAGTTGTACTATCTTCAAAAATAGATACCGATTGTTATAACCAAGGGAATGGTCAGATATCTTTAAGTGTTTATGGTGGTGTAACACCATATACAATAACAACAACTGGACCTAATGGTTATTTTAGTGGTTTGTTAAATATGTTCAGTTTAGGCGGTGGTAATTACGTTACAACAGTTGTTGACAATGCTGGTTCTTCAGTATCAATAACAACAACAGTTAATTCATCAAACCCACAACTGACTATAGTTCCAGCACCTTTAGAAGTTTTAAATAGGCAATGTCTTACCAATACACATAGAATCTCGTTTAATATTACGGCTGGTTTATCTTATGGTGATAATGCTTATATTTCATATAAATTAGATAATGATGCTTGGGAAAACGTTACTTTATTTTTTCCTGGGTCATCAAATGATATGGTTTTATCGATACCTAATGTAATGTTGTCTACAGATATTAAAATTAGATTTAGTAACACTCCAACATACGATTGTTATAGTAATACAATAACAATTACTAAACCTCAAGTAGCGTTACCAACACAAGCGTTAAATGGTAGTATTTTAACAACTGTTTTCAGCGGTGTATATAATCACACTATCACGGTAACTGGTGGAATTGGAGTTGTAACTAATAATCCGCTTACAATACCGTTTACATATAATCAACCAACACAAACTTCGGTTGCTACTATAACAAATTCTCCATCACCAATAATAACAACAACAATAACAGATAGCGTTGGCTGTCAAATAGTAATAACAGGTTAAAATGGAGAGATTTATACAAAGATTAAACGCTGAAACGTCTAAGAAATTAGTTAATGTAGATACTTTTTTAAAATTAAATTTAGATGCTAAACAAAGATTGCTTCCACCGAGCTCAATAAATAAAGTGGTAAATGCTGATGAAAGATTTAATGAAGAAAGACAAAAGGGTAGTTTTTATAGAATACTAGGTACTATAAACTCAACATCAACAAACGCTTTGTTTAATCTTGCTGACGGTCAAATGGCTGATGAATTTACTTGGGCTGGATTTAATTATAGCAATGCTGAAAATGAATTTAGATTTTTAGACTCTATCTACCCAAATGTTGTTTCAAAATATTTAAAGGAAAAAGATGGTTGGTTCGGTTACTTTGAACCAGACGTTAATAAAGCTGATTTTTGCAATTTTTATGATATGGAACCAAAAAGAGAGCGTTTTTCATTTATTTCAGATATATCTCCTTTTCATGCGTTAGACAATTTACCAATTAAAAATTGGGAACTTACAATAACTTACCCAGTAAGTGTTGATAGTGGACATACTATGGTTAATAATGGTCTTATGATAATTGATTCATCTCAAGCTGATGTTTCAAATAGACCTATGACAGCAATCGGAATGGGTTGTTTTCACAACTTAAATATTGGTGATATTGTTAATATAAGTGGAACGAATGGTTACGATGGTGAACACGTAGTTATTAGAACTGGTTTGGATAATGGTGATTTAAAAGCGTATTATTTTGTGATAGATGTCCCTCCAATGGGTTCCGTTTCTTTTAATTCAAGGATGAAAAGAACATTTGGTGGTATTGAATCAATTTATTATTTTAGGAAATTTAGAAAAATAAAAACCAGAAACTCTCAATTCATAAAAGAAGGTGATTATGAATCTTACAAACTTGCTTTTAGTGAAAATTATTTTTCAGATGTTATTTCACAGTTTTCGTTTAATGAGGATATAGATATTAGTGAGTTAGTTGATAACTTAGGCCGACCTTTAAGTGAATTATATTTAACCATTATAAAGACTGATAGTAATAATCTTTTCAGTAATGTTTCTTCTGGAATAGAAACTCCTTTTATCCCAATATTAAACACTAGTGATTTTAATATTTACTTAGTAGATATACCAGTTATAAATAGAATCCATAATGGTGGTGCTTCACCATTTCAATCACACAACCCGTTAGAAAATGATGTTACGATTTCTGGTGGGATTACAAATAGTAATGAATTTTACGGGGATTTGGTTGAATACAATTCAAATGAAGTAAAAGAAACTATTTTAGCAGATGTCTCTCATAGATTTAACACCGTTAACAGGGAAACACCTTCTCAAGTTATTACATACAACGTAACGAACGGAACCAACGGAGTTGCCCCAACACTTCAAACAATCAATTTGGGACCAAGACAAGAAGGTTATATATATAAACCACATCATTTAATAAAGATAAGGGAACTTTCTAGTTATGTTGAACAAGGTGACCAATTTACCGTTGGCATACCAAATTATGCTATTGATTTAAACGATGGTAGATTCCTGTGGCGAGATATGTTAGATATTGGGTTTAATCAAACGGATGAATTTCCTTTGGATTATCCTTTTTTAAATGGTTGTCATTATATGTATGATAATTATTGTTTTACAGTTAGAAGACAAGACCCGTTTAATAATTGGGATTTGTACTATTCGAAATTTCCAGCAGACCCAATAGGGGAAAGAACAACAAACAAATTTGATTTTAATTCAGCAGAAGATGTTTGTTAAATACTTATAATAAATTAAAAACATTAAACGATGGTTCTTAACAGATATCAAATAAATTTAAACACATTTCCTAGCGGTTCAACTACTACGTATTTTACTATACCTATAAATCTTGAATACCAACTAGTGGACCAGAATGATATTGTTAAAAGAATTTTTGTTGACGTTGAAACTGAAAAAGCTATAAACCCAATAATTGATTACGAAAAAATAAGATTTTCACCTTCTGGGTTAACTGATAATATAATTGACAAAATAGTTTACAACGTTATTTTAACTGGTGGAACAACTTATGCTGATATAGGGTTTGATAATGATGATATAAAGTTTCAAAAAGAAACATTTAAACAAACGTTTTTAAAATTAAATTTCTATGATTCAGACAACCCACTTAATCAAAATTTGGTTTCTAATGTTACATTATTTTCGGAATTAAAACCAGCTGATTTACATCAAATAAATAGTTCAATTGGTTTTATAGGCCAAACACTCCCAGCGTCTCAAATACCTTTATCGTTTGTTTTAGGTAGTTCAATTTATAACCCGAATTCATTTGCACAAGGTTTTTTTCTTTATGATTATAAAGATGAAATAAATGTAGGTGATTCTAAATATCTATACATGAGAGCTAGTTTTAAAAACGCCAAAAATGGTGTGAGTACAAACTTAATGGTTAAATTAAACGCACAACCTATAGATACCCTAATCCATGAATTGTATACTAGGTATGTAATGGTTAGGACTGATAATGGGTATTTTTATCAAATAGATGACACATACCAAGGTAATTTGGGTACTACGGGGTCAAATAACATAACCTATGACTATAATTCGATACTGAATTCAGTTACAGTCAACCTTTATCAAATATTAGCATTATAATGGAAGTAATTAAACGTAAAATTTTACTAGAAAATAGTATTGATAGAACCAATAGTAAGACATGGGGTGCTTTAACAGCGGATACATTTTACATTAATGTTTTTTTAACACAAACTATGGATGATGGAGGTATTTTTACCGACATTGAATACATTGATGCCGATATTTCTAACTCAACTTTAATAGATTATACAATTTTAACCGATAAATTAACCTCTAGTGGTCTAACTTTTCCGTTTATGTATACACAAACACCATATTTAACATCTTCGGCTAATATGTTTGAAGATATAACACTTAGATTCCCTTCAAATAATGAAATAGATTATTATAATTCATTAAATTTAGTAATTACTGGGTTAACGGATAGTAAAATTGAAGATGTTAAATCATATGATGAAAATGAAAGGTATAAAATAGGTTTTGACATGCAAACCGAAGACTATATTAACTATAATAATATTAATGTCTCTAGTGTAAGTCGAGTTATATCAACAACTGAACCTATGTTGTATGTTTTCGACACATCAAACGATATAAACATGGGGTTAGACACTCAAATACATGGGTTACAATACAAAGATTATTCGGGTAACACTATGGTTATTGGTATAGATGGAGTAAATAATGGTATACCCCTAACTACTCTTAGGTATATAGGTGAAGGTCAAAATGAAACAAACACTTCTTTATCAGCTTTAACCAAAGAAGAATACTTCTTTGGTATTATTTCCCCACCAGAAATTAAAAACGATGTATTTATAGAAAGAGGGGTTATTTCAGTATTGGAACCTCATTTAAGGTTATCAGAAATAAAGAACTTAGGTGAATTAAGTAGATATGGTAACGGGTATTATAATTTAATAAAACAATAGACTTTGGTTAAATCAAGGTTACATTAATAAATAAAAAACATGGCAACAGGAACATACGGAATAATTAGACCAGCGGATATAACACCAGAAGATGTGGAAATTTTTTATCATTTCACACCTTCTAGAGATAAAATAGGAAATACTTCGTTGATTAAATTAAATTCAAATGAAGTATTATTCAAAATGGATAACCCCAATAAAACACAGTCTAATATAACTGGACCAGAATTATTTGGTGGGATGTATACTTTAAAATTACCAGTGGCCAATTTTGGGACAAAAGGGTTTTATACGATAATAATAAAACCAATAGAGATTAGAACCAAGATTGTTGATGTTGGTGTTTTATCGGCATTTCCAGATACAAACGGGCTTTTATTTGATTTAACTTTAATTCCTCAAAACCTTTTATCAAGATTTGAAAATAATGGTTTAGTTGGTTATAGAGTTGAATATTTAAATACAACATCATCAGCACCAGATGCCAAGATAAACAATTTTTTCAGGGTTATAACATCAAATAATAGGGCCGAACCAGTGAATCAGAATTTAACAAATAGTAATCAAAAAGCTATTCGTTACAGGTTCAATGATAACTCATCGCTATCTTTTTGTACTGTTTCTCCGTCTTCAGCGTCAAACGTAAAACCTAACGCTTTACCGTTTATTGGCCAACCAAATCAAGAAGTGATAATAACAAACACATTCTTCAATCCTTTCATGTTAGAGGTGGAGATGGTTCAACACGATATAGAAACTTTAGCTTTTGCTATGTTCGGAAACCAAACAAAAAGTCTTGAAGATGGGATTTATACAATTTATAATTTCAACAACGATATTTATAAACAATACGATTTATACGAAATAAAAGATAGATTCAGCGGAAAACCTTTATTTGAAGTAAGACAACAAAGAACAGCAATTGATTTTAATAAAACATTTACAGCAGTAACAACAGTATAACATACAATGAGTAGCAACAATAAGGTAAAGGTAGTAGGGTACGCACAAAAACTTTCTTTTAATAATGGTATAGAATATTCAAATTTCTCACCAGATTTAGTGGGGTTACAATTAGCGAGTAATGGTGGCACACCATTATTTACTATGGGTAGTTTTTCTATTACAACCAACTTGGACCCTAAGTTGGATAAATACTACAATGTATCTAAGTTTTCAAATTTTATTACCTTATCTGATTTAAACGTAAGTTTAAATGAAACAGCTACGTTGTTATCAGATAATGCTGGGGTTTATTTAAATTTAGATAAGCGAAAACTTGATTATTATGCTTTATTTGGTTCTTTGAGCGAATATATAAGAGTTGCTTTGGAGGAAATAATAATAAATTGGCCAGCATCTTTATATATAACACCAAATGCTCAAACAGCTGCTGGTCAAACATTCAATGGATATACAGTACGAGATTATACACATGATATTTTAACCAATACTTCTAAATTTAATCTAAATACCAATTTTATATTAAATAAATTCGGGATAAACTATACAACGACTGGAAGTTTATTAAATACTTTTAATGAATCAAATCCTCTAAGGAATTTAACACAAAATTACGAATCTTATGTTATTTTACATAACGGAACTGAATTCCCTATTGTTGGTTTTACTGCATCTACAAATAATATAAATGATTTTATTTATTTACAAGTAGATGGAGACCCATTTTCTGGTACTCAAGTAGATTTATATGTTAATTACCATATTAAACCAAACAAACTTAAAGAAGAACAGTTTTTTAATACATTACCAGATTTTCAAGCTTACTTATTGAATAGGCAAATAATACCTAGATATACAGCTACGTTTAATTATCCGATTAAATCAGATAGTGGTATTATTTTATATATTTCAACTAATTTAACTTGGCCAGTATCTGATGGTTATAATATAGACTTCGACACTACAGAATACATTGATTATGCTTTTTCATTATCTGAACTTGCTGATTCAAACGACAATAATTCAAGTAAATTAATGAATAGATTCTTGGTTTCTGAATCAATATCGTCATTTGATACAATTCCAATACATTTATCTGATTTACATCAAGATACCTCTGGTGGTAAAGTTAATAAAACACTACAAATTTATGGTGTTGAATTTGATGAGATTAATCGATATATAACAGGTATTAAATTTGCCAACACAGTAACTTACAATAAACAAGATAACACCCCAGATATCTATTTAAAAAATATTGCTAGGGTGATGGGTTGGGAGTTAGTTTCATCAGTTTTAGAGAACGATTTATTAGCTAATTACGTTACTTCAGCTCCATCCACATATTCTGGCTACACAGTAGGGTTAACACCTGTTGAAGCAGATGTTGAACTATGGAGACGAATAATACTTAACAGTCCTTGGTTATGGAAATCAAAAGGTGCTAGAAAATCTATTGAGTTTTTACTTAAATTTATAGGTGCCCCTCAAGGTCTTGTTAATTTTAATGAATATATTTATAAAGCTGAAGCACCTATTGATATTGAGTTATTTAAACAAATATTGGTGTTAAATGGTTTAGAAGATGATATTTCAATTTACCCAATTGATGAAGAAGGTTATCCAAGACCTTTACCGAATACACCAGATATGTATTTCCAAAACAACGGTTTATGGTATCGTGAAACTGGTGGTTCTGGTTCTACTGTAGATATTTTAGTTGGAAACAACCCACATGTTGGTCCTTACGATAAAGGATTTAAATATATTAATCAGTTTAATAAACTTATCCCGAATTTCTCAGCGGTTACAGTTAGTTCAATAACTACAACCATCAACACGACTAATTTATATACGAATTATGATTTAGGTAGTTTTAATGAAGGGGTATCGACTGAAACAATAGTTGATACTGTTGAAATTTTAAGTGATAGTGGTGAAAATTTTAGTGATTGTGTGGTGTTTATACCATCAATTGAATTGGACCCTAACCCATCTCTAGTTTTAAATGATTGTGGTTGTGAAACACCAACCAGTGATAATATTTTAAGTCTTTGTGTTCAAACAAATTCTGGTCAAAATATACCAGAACCACAACAATGTGATGATTTAGCGATACCCCCCACACCAAACACTTTTGATAGTGGAATGTACACTTTTAGTTATTTTCAATATAACCAAGATGGTTCTATTTTTACAGCCTCAAATTCATCACCTATGATAAATAAAACAATATATGGAAATCCAGAATGTTGTAAATTGGTTAACGGAATACCTTTTCTTTATGATGATATAGAAGATGGTGTTCTAATAAATTCAGGTTATATTTGTTGTGATACAACAGCTAATCGATGTGGGTGTGTAATTGCTTGTAATTGGGTAAATTCACTAAACCCGATTTACTTACCAGAATTATCAGATACATTTAGTGGACCACAAGAACAATATTTACAATTTACCAAAGAAAATGGTTCAATGGCTGTTGTAACACCAGATGGTTGTAACTGTGTTAGTGATTACACAGTTTCAGTTCCTAACGTTCTTGACCCGTTTACAGGTCAAATAGGTGTAGGTTGTCAGTTAACACAGTTAGGTATTCTTGCGTTGATAAATGGTAATGGAAATGCGTTATCAACAATCTATACGAATAGAAGTCTTGGTATATTATCATGTTTTGATTAAAAAAAGAATAAAAAAGATATTTAATAAAAATGGCAACAGTAAATCAATGTTATAGTAGCTCAGATATTTCTACACTTGGTGGGGTGATAAACCAAAATCAAGATGGTAGTGTGTCTGTTTTCATACCAAATAATCAAGGTAATTTAATCCCCGTTATTTTAACAAAACCTTGCTGTTTAGGGTTAAATAGTAGCTATACTTTTGATGTATTCAATCAGAAATGCCGTTGGTCAACATCAACAACGAATTGTGGGCTCGATGATGTGTTTAAAATTATTTTAAACCCAGAGGGTAATGACGGAACAATATTTAATTTTAATAGTGATAAAGATTGTGTTTTAAATGTTGAATTTGATTTTCTTTTTAAAATAAAATGTGAAACACTAAACCAAATATTAATAGATGGTGCTAATTTAGATTATTCTAATATAGCACCAGAATTAGTTAGTCAAATATCTGATTTACAAATAACTATAGAACAAAAAAATGTCGAGTGTCAAGGTATATCTAATCAAATAGTTTTATTGAACGAACAGATACTAAATTCAAGTTATTCAATAGCTTGTGATTTAGAGGATGAAACTAGTACACCACCAACTAGTGGTAAAGTAATTTCTTTTGGTGAAACTGGTTTTGGACTTACAACAGACTTAGGAAGTGGTAAATTAGGTTCCAACACTACAGGTCGTTCTTCTGGTCTTATAACAAACGCTGGTTTATCAACAATATATTGTATTCAAGAACCAGATGGTTTATTAGCTTGGGCGAATATATTAGGACCTATAAATTATCAAAATTTTTTGAACGGTGACTTAGATTCATATAGTTGTTCTCAAGTACAAGAATTAGTATTGTTAAACACATCGGTTATAAATAACGGTGGTCAACCATTATTAATAATTTGTGAAACACCTTTAGGTGGTAAAACTAATTTAATTTCTCAATTGGATATTTTGTTAATTTCACAAATAAATTGTCAAACACAATTAGATGTTTTGATTTTTAATCTGGGTGTGTTACAAGATAATTTAAGTACTGAATTATCAAATTCATGTATAAGACCTATCGACATGTTTGAATCATTGAATGTTTCAATGATTGTAGAAGTTTTAAGTGGGGCAACTTATGAAACAGTATATGAGGATGTAGACTTTTTTCCAGTGATAGGTTTTGGTTTATTATATAATTATTTATTCCAAAATGAGCCTAGTGGTTTTTATGTATGTGGTGATTCAAATTGTGTTCCCATGTTTTTAAATGCTGAAGGTCAAGAGCAAAGCAATACAAATATTTGTAATAATGTTGTAAATAGTCTTTATAATAGTTTATATGAAGAATCTAATTTAAGTGGTGTGACAAATGGTTCCGCAATTTTCCCAACAACTATATCAAATAGTGCTTTCACCTCTACATGGTTACAATATCAAACAACGATAGAGGATGAATCAATATTATCGTTATTAAATGATAATAAGATAAAAATAGGGTTAAAAATAAACAATACTTGTGGTGATATTTGTATTTTATTAGATAACATAAAACTAAATAAAATTTGCACTACGGTAAAAGAACGAAAACTATTTGTAACATCATCACCTGGGTTTGAGTTAGATAAAATAAGAGATAATAAAAAATCTTGGGTTAGAAATGATACTTTGGTTAATAGAAATTTTGAAATTTTGAATGCTAATTCTTTTAACCCTATTAGACAAACAAATTATAACGTTGAAGACGATAGGTTAGTAATAAACACAAAAGAAATTGATTTAGATATTAGTTTAGCTTCAGCTATAGTTACAGATGTTTGGTGTTATTTAGTAGATAACCCTTGTTTATTAACTGGTTATACTTATTGTGACCCATGTTATCAATGTTCATATAAACAATTCCAAGATTTTGAATGTGTTGAGTTCCAAGATGACATACCTTATGAATTCCAAGATGGGGATACAAATTTTGGTGGTGGTAATTTAGTTGTTTTTCAAAACTCAAATATTTGTCAATATATTAACACAATAAGCGCAACAACTTACGGTTCTTTTGATACAGCATACACAGGGTCTATTTCTTCTTCATATGGTATTTTAGGTACTTTATTTTATAAAAGCGGTTTAACTGGAAATCTACCATACACACAATACTCTAGTGGTATCTCGGACTCAACTAATGTTATTGTTTCTGAAAATATTTTAGTTAATACAGGTACCCTTTGGGGTAATGGTAGGTTAAATAACGCTGGTATTTGGGCGACAGCTGGGGCTGCAAACCCTAATTTACCAACAAATGAGTGGATTGGTTTTTCTAAATGTATTGAATTACCAACATCAGGTGTTTATTCAATTGGTCTTGCAGCTGATAACAGGGTTAAGCTTAAGATTAATGGGGAGTTATTTTATTTTGCTAATGATGGTTTAATATCAACAAACTTTACTCACTGGAGAATATTTGAAGTAACACTTAGCGGTGGAACAAACGTAATTGAAATGGAAGGTTATAATGATAACTCAAACGCATCGTTCGCTGCCGAGATTTATCAAGCAGATATTAATACTTTAGCTGCTATGACTGGAACGACTCAATTATCAGGTGTTACGATATTTACAACAAGAGATTTCAGATATGAAACAAACGGAAATATACCTATTGAATTTGATTTGGGTGAAACTTCTGGTTATTCATGTCCAACAGGGTATTTCTTGAACACATGTGTTTTACCATATACTTGCGACCAAATAATATATTCTGCTTGCCCACCAACAGTTTCAGTTAGTTGTTGTGGTGATAATCAAATAAAATTTGATAATCTATTATCTCAACCATTATCTGGTATAACAGTAATTGAAGATTTCGAATATTATATTTCTTCAGAATTAATCGATGCTAAAAATAGACAAACAATATCTTCTTACCCAACGCTTAGAGCACTGTATGAAAGATATATGAACAGTTCAGCTTATTGCGGTACACAAAGCTCAGGATTTGACTATTTTTCAATGGATAAATTTGCTAATTTAGTTGGTGATTATTGGGTTGATATTATTGAACAAGTTATTCCATCTACAACAATTTGGGGTAGTGTTAAAATATATTCAAACAATATATTCGACCAACAAAAATTCAAATATAAAACTCACTCAACTTTATTGTGTGAAAACCCTTTCTTGGGTGTTTTAGTACCAAGCCCAATTAATTGGACCATTGGTCAAACACAATTTGTTGATGTTTCAATAACAAAACTACAAACACCTTTTGAAAACAATGTAAAAATTGTTTACGAATCACCAACAATATGTAACGAATTACATGTTGTACAAATGAACTTTGGTTCTGAATTTATTGGGACTGTTAATGTTGTAGATTCAAACACTTATTTATGTGAAACACAAACATCAGTAATAACTGAGTGTTTCTTAACTGCATCAATATCATTAACTGGTTTTAGTGCGTCAGCAATTGTTATCGGAGCTAATGGCCCGATAAATTATCTTTGGAGCAACGGAGATACCAACCCAACAACTACATTTAGTAGTTTAGGTGTTTATTCTTTAGAGGTTACAGACGATAGTTGTTGTTCTTACATAGTGTCGTTTGAAATTCCAACACTTAAAGCTTGTTGGTATTCATTACCTGATACTATTAGTTGGTTAGAAAATGGTTTCAATGTGTTTGGTGTACCAAGCTATATCTATACATTAGAGTCTATGGTTATTAACGGTACTGAACAAATGATTGGTACCCCACCAAGTTATACGTTAACTAGTGATATTTTAAACACCTTCTCAACTCCAACTGGCCCATCATATACCAACTTTGTTGAGTTTTTAAACAACGCATTTGTTGAGTTAGGTTTGATAAATTACAGGGCCCAAATTTCATTATATAATACTGAAAACCCTTTTGATGACAACGAGTATAAAGGTTTCTATATAGTTAGACCAGAAGTAGATATCTTTAATTTGTATATTGGTGAAATTGGTAATGTCGATACTATATTTACTGAAAGTGGTTTAGGGAATTTCCCAGCTTATAGGTTTAGTAATTGTGCTGGAATAAGATTAACAAATGGAATCGTTAATGAATAATGGAAAAGATAATTAGAAAAAACAGAGAACGAGAGAATAGAGGTGTTTTAAAAGATTTTTTTGATTTACCGATTTCAATACAAAACGATTTTTTTGTCATCAAAAAAACTTTTCAGGAAGAATTTGGTGATAGCTTAAATCTATGTGTTTTTGGTAGTTTTTATTGGGGCTTTTGGGATGATTTATCAGATTATGATTTAAAAATTGATTACGTATTCAACAATTTTAAACCAGATTCAAGAATTGAAAAAATAAAAGAAATAAAAGAAAAACTAGCTGAAATACTAAATAAAAAAATTGATGTGTTAATAATGCGTGGTGATAACGGAATTTTAATTCCTTAGCTATATTTATAAATAAAAAGAAAATGATTTTAACTAGCAGAGAAATTTATTCAGGTGCAAGTCGTTACGACTTAATTCATATTGTTGTAACTGGAGATACAACTCAAAACCCAAGCGGTAGTTCTTTTGCTATCCCTATTGGTTTTATTATAGATTTAATACCACCAAACACTGGAACTACACTCCCAGATACTTATTGGGTATCAGGTTCTACTGGTGTTAATTCACTAAAAACAATAAATGATACATCGATAGATGCCACGGGTGATTATTCATTAGCCGAAGGTAGTAACACAACAGCGATTGGTATGTCAAGTCATGCTGAAGGTAATAGCACAACAGCGGGTGGTATCAACAGCCACGCTGAGGGTGATAGAACAACAGCTAGTGGTAACTCAAGTCATGCTGAAGGTAATTTATCGGTAGCGATTGGTGATGCAAGCCATGCTGAAGGTTTTGCAACAAGAGCAAGCGGTGTTGGTAGCCATGCTCAAGGTTTTTCAACAATAGCTTCAGGTTCATCAAGTCATGCTGAAGGTACGAACACAAGAGCAATTGGAATTGCTAGTCATGCTGAAGGTAACCATACAATAGCGAGTGGTGACAATAGTCATGCTGAAGGTGATAGAACAATAGCTAGTGGTGATTACAGTCACTCTGAAGGTAGTAATACAGATGCTTTAGGTAGGGCAAGTCATACTGAAGGTGCCAACACAATAGCTGGTGGTGATTATAGTCATGCTGGTGGTATTAGTTCTATTGCAAGTGGTAACACTAGTTTTGTACACGGTAGTGGTAGTACAGCTGTTGGTAATGGAACTATTGTTTTGGGTGATAACATAATAGGAAACACCCCAAATACAACTTATGTTAATTTATTAAATATAAAGGAATTGGCTAGTGGTTCTAGTATAATTAATTTGGGGTTAGATATAAATGGATATGTGGTAGTTGGCTCAAGTGGTGGTACCTCAACTGGTAGTACAACATTTAGTGGTGGTACTATTAATGGCCCAACTATTTTCACAAATGGTCTAACTGCAAACACATTTAGCGCGACAACATACTTAGGTTTGCCTCTGGATATAATGGTTACAGGTGGTACATATTCGGCTGGAACAGCCGTGTTTACTAACAATACAGGTGGTACCTTTGACGTTGCTGGATTTAGTACTGGTGGAACCTCATATTGGACATCTGGTTCAACTGGTAATTTCTCTTTGAAAACAATAAATGATACATCGGTAGATGCTACAGGTAATTATGCGTTAGCTGAAGGTCGCGCTACGTTAGCTTCTGGTCCTATTAGTCATGCTGAAGGTAATAGTACACTAGCTTCTGGTCAATCAAGTCATGCTGAAGGTCAAGAAACAACAGCTAGTGGTTTAGCAAGTCACGCTGAAGGTGGTAACACAACAGCTATTGGTGTTACAAGTCACGCTGAAGGTCAGCTAACTATAGCCCAAGGTGATGGAAGTCATGCTGAAGGTAGTGGTACAACAGCGAGTGGTAATTTTAGTCATGCTGAAGGTAATTTTACAGTAGCCTCTGGGACAAGTAGTCATGCTGAAGGTCTTAACACAAGAGCTGGTGGTATAAGAAGCCATGCTGAAGGTAATAGTACAACAGCTAGTGGTATTAATAGCCACGCAGAAGGTGGTGGTTCAATAGCCTCTAATTTTAACTCCCACGCTGAAGGTGGCGACACGACAGCGAGTGGTATAGCAAGTCATACCGAAGGTGTTTTTACAGTAGCGTCTGGGATAAATAGTCATGCTGAAGGTTCGGGTACAACAGCTAGTAGTTTTCAATCACATGCTGGTGGTTGGGGGTCAATTGCTTCAGGGACAAATAGTTTCGTCCATGGAAGTGGTTCAACGGCTAGTGGTGATAATAGTTTTGCGGAAGGTAATACTACAACAGCTAGTGGTATTAATAGTCATGCAGAAGGTCAACTAACTATAGCGACTGGCACCACAAGTCATGCGGAAGGGCTTTTAACACTAGCAACTAATCAAGCAAGCCACGCTGAAGGTACAGCAACAACATCTAGTGGGCAATCAAGCCACTCTGAAGGTCAATCTACAACAGCAAGTGGTAATTTTTCACACGCTGAAGGTAATTTGAGTATAGCTAGTGGTACGTCAAGCCATGCAGAAGGTAATAGAACAGTAGCTTCTGGGTTAAGAAGTCACTCTGAGGGACAACAATCAACAGCGAGTGGTTTAATAGCCCACGCTGAAGGTTTTACAACAACAGCAAGTGGTGATTACAGTCACTCTGAAGGTGGTTTTACATTAGCTTTTGGTCCTTTTAGTCATGCTGAAGGTAGTAGCACAACAGCAAGTGGTGACAATAGTCACGCTGAAGGTGATGGTACTATAGCTAGTGGTAATTACAGTCATACTGAAGGTTTTTCAACAATAGCGAGTGGTAATACATCTCATGCTGAAGGTAATACTACAACAGCGGGTGGTGATTTTAGTCATGCTGAAGGTAATTTTACAGTAGCTTCAGGTGCGTCAAGTCATGCTGAAGGTCAAGAATCAACAGCTAGTGGTCCTTTCAGCCATGCTGAAGGTGCTAACACAACAGCAAATGCTCAAGCAAGTCATGCTGAAGGTCAAGTCACGGTAGCTAGTGGCGATTACAGTCATGCTGAAGGTAATTTTACAGTAGCCTCTGGGACAAGTAGTCATGCTGAAGGTCTTAATACAATAGCAGGTGGTATAAGAAGTCATGCTGAAGGTACTAGTACAACAGCTAGTGGTACTAATAGCCACACAGAAGGTAGTGGTACAACAGCTAGTGGTATATCAAGTCATGCCCAAGGTAACCATACAATAGCTTCTGGTAATTTTAGTCACGCTGAAGGTCAATCTACTATAGCAAATGGTGATTTTACCCACGCTGAAGGTAATGCTACAATAGCTAGTGGTAACTTTAGTCATGCTGAAGGTAGTGGTACAACAGCGAGTGGTAACTCAAGTCATGCTGAAGGTAATTTATCGGTAGCTATTGGTGATGGAAGCCACGCTGAAGGTGATTTTTCGACAGCGATTGGTGAATTTAGTCACGCTGAAGGTGGTAGAACAACAGCGAGTGGTATCAGAAGTCATGCCGAAGGTAGTAGTACAACAGCGGTTGGTGATAGAAGTCATGCTGAAGGTAATAGAACGACAGCTATTGGTTTTGTTAGTCACGCTGAAGGTGGTAACACGATAGCGATTGGAGATGCTAGTCACGCTGAAGGTAGTCAAACGATAGCGAGTGGAGAATCTAGCCATGCTGAAGGTTTTTCAACAGTAGCAAATGGTCCTGCAAGTCATGCTGAAGGTGATAGTACAACAGCGATTGGTGATAATAGCCACGCTGAAGGTAGTAACACAACAGCGAGTGGTGTGTCAAGTCACGCTGAAGGGCAATTAACAGTAGCAAATGGTGATTTTACCCACGCTGAAGGTAATGCTACAATAGCTAGTGGTAACTTTAGTCATGCTGAAGGTAGTGGTACAACAGCGAGTGGCGATTACAGTCATGCTAGTGGTAATAAAACAACAGCTAGTGGTCTAGCAAGTCATAGTGAAGGTAGTAGTACAATAGCTTCTGGTAATTTTAGTCATGTTGAAGGTAATTTATCGGTAGCTATTGGTGATGGAAGCCACGCTGAAGGGCTCAATACAACAGCAAGTGGAATTGCTAGTCATGCTGAAGGTAGTGGTACAACAGCGAGTGGTAACAATAGTCATGCTGAAGGTAGTGGTACAACAGCAGTTGGTGTTGGAAGTCATGCTGGTGGTAGTGAATGTGTTGCGAGTGGTGATACTAGTTTTGTACACGGTAGTGGTAGTACAGCTCTTGGTGAATCTACAATAGTTTTAGGGGATGCTATAACAGGAACATCAGCGAATACAGTTTATGTAGCACCATTGGTTTTAGCAAGACTAACAACAGCACAAATAACCGCATTAACAGCGGAAAACGGTATGATGGTTTACGATACAACAACTAATAAATTTAGGGGGTATGAAAACGGTGCTTGGGCAAATTTGATATAATATGCCAGAATTAATTAAAAATATAGAAGCCTATTCAGTTGATATTTTATCAAATGATATTACATTGGTTAAAAGTGTCTCAGGGGAAATCCAACAGGAAGACTATATAAATATGGGTGGTTTTATAGGTTATCTACAAAACTTAAGTAGAGCTGAAAAAACATCAGCACTAACAAAACCATTGTTATATGGTTTAAAAAACACTAAATTTTTACCGATTAAAACTTTAAATATAGATTACTAATGAGGTACCAAGAACTGATATATATACAAAATGAACATAGTGGTGTTAGAAATAAAGATATTTTAAATGTCAATATGAGTTCCGATATGTGTATTTTTCGCGCACCAGAATTCGAAATAAGTGGTGCTAGTAAAATAGATTGTAGTTGTAGTTGCACACCAGATTACACCTTATTAGAAGGTGGTATTTGTCAGTTTGTTGAAATAACTGGTGCAACTATAAATGGTACTATTTTAACCGCTTATACTGGTTCTGTGTCAACTGGATACGATAATTTAGGTACCAAATTTTTTAATCAAGAATTAACAGGTGTTTTACCATACACCCTTACAAATGCAGGTGTGTTAATCGATGGTAATTTAACAACCATTTCTGAAGATATTTTAGTTAATACAGGTAACCTTTGGGATTCTAATGGTTCATCTAGTAATGGTAGGTTAAATAACACTGGTATTTGGGCAACAGCTGGAGCTCCATTATCAAACGAACCAGTTGGTTCGTGGATTGGTTTTTCTAAATGTATTGAGTTACCAACATCAGGTACTTATTCGGTTGGTCTTGCCGCTGATAACTTAACTAGATTTAAGATTAACGGTGAATTATTTTATACAGTAACTGGGTCAACTTCTACAGCTTTTCAATATTGGTCAATATTTGAGATAACTTTAAGTGCTGGAACAAACGTAATTGAAATGGAAGGTTATAATATTAGTGGCCAAGCTTCGTTTGGTGCTGAAATTTACCAATCTACAATTAGTAATTTAACTGGGTTAACAACAACTAGTGATTTAGATAGGTTTACTATTTTTACAACAAAAGATTTTAGGTATGAAACAAATGGAAATTTCCCTGTTGAATTTCAATTAGGAGATTTATCTGGGTATTCATGTCCAAGCGGGTATTTTTTAAATACTTGTGGTACTGGCTTTACTTGTTCTATTTTAATAGAAAGTGGTTGTACAATTCCAACAGGTGAGTATTATGTAATAAATGACGAAACAACAATACCCTTTGATTTTAATTTTACTGGTAATGTGGAAACATTCTCAGCAAACAACGCGACTTTTAATTATGAAGTCTACAAATTTAATGCAAATTCTCAAACATTTACACTGCCACCTATTTATAAATCAGAAAATTTTGAATATTCTGGGTTTAGTAGCACAAGTGCAATAACACAAAACATCCCAGTTAATAGTTTAGGTTTAGATGGTCAATATTTGATAAAAGGTTATTATAAATTCAATGCTTGTACTAACTTTCTTAATAAATTAGGAAAAACTGTTAATACATTATCTTTTATCAAAGGAAAAGAATATGATTTATATGATGAAGATTTAGATTTTTATTTCACAGCTTTTAAAGGAGCTGATAAACCCATAATTTTAAATAACGGAACCAATTCTCCGTCAGCTAACAAACTTTTTCAACAAACAATTTTACCCGAAGATAACCAGACTAATATAATCATAACAAATAGTTATGATGGTTATTTTATTTTAACTTCAAATGGGATTGTTTTAACCCCAACATTAGATTTTACATTTACTGGTAATGTTGTCACTCTAATCACACCAGCTACAAGTGGCGATGTGATAACAGTTTCTTACACAACACTTGGTGGTGAAACAAGATTAATGGGTGATAACATCTACATTACATCACCTATAGTTAGTGGGGTAACAGGTAATCAAGGTTCTGGTTCTACGTATTTTAACACTGACGAAGGAAAATATGAAATATACACTTCAATAACACCTGAAGATGGTGGGGATATCCTAGTTATGATTAATGGTGTCGTGTTAGCGACTGGTATCGATTTTTATCAATCAATTTCTGACTCTAAGAGAATAATCCTTGTGGGTGACCTATTAATCGGTGATGAAATAGCTATTGTTTATTTTCCAATTACCAACACTGTGAACGGGTTACTAACTAATAGGCCAACTATTTCGTGGGAGATAGAAACAGAACCACAATTAGTTAATGGTTTGTTTACCCTAGAAGTAAGTACTGGTAACACTTTTACTACATTATATAGTGGTATGACCCAACCTTATGTCGTTGGTCAAACGGGTTATTATGATAGATTTATTGCTCAGGGTGAAATAGGTACAATATTATATTATCGAGTCAAAAATGAAAAAAATTATATTAATTTATGTGGTAGTGTGATGAATGATATTAAATATAGTGATATCATTCCGATAACAATTCAAACTAATTCAATAAATTCTTATTAATATTGACTATTCGATATTTATAATTAAAATTAAGTTAAAACAATATATTTATAAAATATGAGTTACATTATTAACAGCACAGACCCATTCGTTAGCATCAAGTTAACAGAAAAAGGAAGAGAACAATTGGCTCTAGGTCAACTTAATTTCGCGTTTTGGGGAGTTGGGGATTCTGAAATAAATTATGGTAGAGAAGCAATAGTTGATGCAAACCCAACTGATGTAACACTTTCTGCTAGTAGTAAAGTTTTAAGACCAGTTGACCGACAACCAAATATTAAGTATTTTATCACACCTAGTAATTCTAATTCTCAGTATCAATTAATTGATGCCTCAAATATGAACGTAGTTAAGGCTATAGTTAATAATGGAGCTATCGAAAGAGGGTTTTTTTCAGCTGGTACTTCAGCATATACAACAAACTTAAGTGATGATTTAACACCATACAACCAAGTGATAAATAATTCTGGGATTACGGGTAGTACTGAAATAGTTGTAACTAATTCTGGTTTAATTTCAGTAGGAGATTATATTCTATTCAAACTTAGTAACGATGTCTTAGGACCTCTCCCAACTAATAATACGATAAGTGCTATACCAAATTTATGGTTTAAAGTACAAGGTATCGTTGGTACTACTTTAACACTAGATAGAAATCTACCGAATTATTCATCGTTTACTGGAACATCGAGTTTTATTATTTATAAAGGTGGTGAAGTTTATGAAACAATTGGTTTAGGTAACACTACGGCTTATTGGGATTCTGGTACTTTATCCTTTAATTCAAATGTTAATGTTACATGTCATGATGTACCAGTTTGGAACATGAACAATGTTTGGTGTGAGAACATGGCTGGAATGAGCGCAGCTACACTTTATGAAGATTATACCAAGTTTGGTTCTTATCAATATTTAGGAACTAAAAACCCATATTTAGAATATTTGTGTGAAAACAGCGCAAATACGGTAAACTTCAACTGTAATGGTCCAGGTATAAGCTATCCCGATGAAGTAACCAAATCAGTTTCAATTATTCATTATACAAACAACACTATTTCAAATAATTATGGTGAATTTTTATTTGTCGATGCAACCAACGATAAAATAGTTAAAGTTCATATACCAAACCTTATGTACCATAGAAGTGGTTTTGCCACTGGCAGTGGTACTACGATGGGTATGACATTTATAGCTTCAGGTGCAACACAATTTATCGGTGATAGTGATATCCAATATATCGATTTAATTGAACACCCAGATAATATTTTATCAGGTAATACTTCTTTGATTGTTGGTAAGGTATTACCACAATATAAGATGGTTATTTTTGATGACGATGAAATAGTCGCTGCTATTTCATATAAATCTAACAGAAATTGGACTTTACCTGAATTAGCTGCAAATATTGTAGCTCCAAGCGGTGGAACATCAACAGGTGTTTTAGCACCTAATAAAACAATTTATTTAACATACAGTCTTGAAAATTCAGGAATAACTAGTGGGTTAACAAGTAGTTTACCTTGTCAAAACTATGTAAAGGTGACAAATAATACATCAACTGGAAAGGATATAACTTTTAGAATAGCAACAACTGATTTACTTCCATACATGCGAAAAATTGAAGATGTTTCTTATGATGGTTATGGTTTTTATGGTGATACATTTAGATTATTATATCAAATTGTTGATGATTCAACAACAAGACCAGATTCAGGTGCTTGGAAATCATATGATTTCACATCTACTGGTATAACAACGACTACAGGTGAAACAATCGACCCAATTTTATTAGAAAGTCAAACCCCAGGAGGTTTCGATTGTGGTGTTTCAACTGGTTTCATATTAGATTTAATAAAAGATGGGTTATCAACACCGTTTAATTTAATCCCATTATTAAATATGGCCCCAAACAACCAACCAAATAATTTACAATTTGGAGATGAAAGATTTTTTTATGGAAACATAGAAACATTCATTGGTGCTACAATTTATAAAACAATTTTCGATGTAAGGGTTAATGGTAGTCAATTTGACACAACAACCAACCCTACTAGAAGTTCTGACCCAACAACCAACCCACCATTAATAAGAATTAGTGATGTGGGAATTTATGATATAAGTCAAAATTTGGTTTGTATTGGTAAACTTAGCACACCAGTTAAATTGGTCGCTGGCAACACTATAATGCTTGAATTAAGCATGGATTTTTAATTAAAACAATATGGGATTTATTACATCAGCAAACACACTTTCATTAATAGCTAAACTAACGCCACTAGGAAGACAAAGAATTGTTTCAACAAACAATTCTTTGATATCATCATTTTCTTTAGGTGATTCAGATGCAAATTATAACGTACCTTTATTTTTGATAAACGGGCAAATACCAACTATTTCTGGTAGTAGAGGTGCTACATCATCTATTAGCAATAGTAGTTCACGAGCTATTTCTATGAAAAGTCAGTTGTTTGTAAACACCACTGGCTCTTTAAAAAAATCGGTAGAAAAACAATCTTCATTTATTTCATTAGAAACTATACCAAATGGGGTGATAACTTTAGATTATAGAAATTTAACTAGAAATTTAATCGATAGAGATAATTTTAATTCAGATAGTTTGGTTAATTTATTCTATTCTTTTGGTTTACCATTAAACACAATTCAAGATACTATTTTTTCTGGTACCCCTTATTCAAATGGTGGGTATTCAGATACAGCATTAAGCGGTATTGCACAAACAAATATATTAGTCATTGGAATTAATAATTCAAACTACGGGGAAACTATTGATGGTAAAACAATAAGAGTCGAACTACCAACAACAGGTGGAACCTACACTATTTATAGTACTTTTCAAAATAAAGGTCTGTCAAGACAAACAGAAGATGCGAATATAAGAGATTCTTCAAGAATAACATCACCATTTGGTGATAATATTGCGATGCTTGTTTCTGACGATATAATGAGACCAAATGGTGGTTCCCCTTCATTAAGTTGGAGTACTGGTTTTGGTACAATCAAACCGTTCAGTGTAAACGCTAAAGAACTTTACAATTTACAAACAAACACAAACCTTGGTCTTACAGCTGATACAGTTGTTGGAATAGCTTATTTAGATAAAGGATTTTTGGTTATTACTAACCAAGCAATTGTAAATAACTACACTCAAGATTTTAGCTCAGCAACTACGGTAACTCTTAATAGTGTTTCAACAGCTATTTACCAAAACATTACATGTTTGGCCAATAGAGGTGAATTTGGTTCTTCATTAAATTCGACTTTTTCTAGTTCTGATACACCTAGAATTAGTGAAATTGGTTTATTTGACGATTTGGGTAATTTAATTGCTTTAGCTAAAACTGACCGTCATGTTACCAAGAACGTTAATGAATTTAAAGCTTTCAATATAAAAATTAATCTTTAACCATTTACCTTTTACACTATCTAACTAGATTGATACAAAAAGAAATATGGAAAAATTAAATAAGGGTGCTATCGATAACGTAAGCTACATTCTTTCACTAGATGTTTCAACTTCAACAATAGGGATTTCATTATTTGAAGACTTAGGTGATAAAGGTGAATTAAAACTTTTACACCATGTTAGTCCTAAAGTAAAACCACAACCAGAAACCAAAATGGAAGAGTTGTTTAGGAAAGTTGAGATTTTTGAAAAAGAATTCCTTACTAATTATACTGATTTTGGTATTACCAAAGTGATAATTGAGGAACCTCTTCTTCAATCAAACAATGTTTACACAATAGCAACTCTTTTACGTTTTAATGGTATGATATCAAAATCTGTTTATGACACTATTGGGGTTGTACCAGACTTCATATCTTCTTATGATGCTCGTAAGTATGCCTTTCCAGAATTAATGGGTGTTAGACGCTTTAAAAAAGACGGTACACCCTTAGCTGAAAAACAGATAGCAAAAAACACACCAGTTTTATTTGGGGAATATGATTTTACTGTAGATAAAAAATATGTGATTTTTGAGAAAGTTTGTGATTTAGAACCACAAATAACTTGGTTCTATGATAAACACAACAAACTTAAAAAAGAAAATTTTGATATGAGCGATGCATATGTTTGTGGATTAGCTTATATGAAAAAACAAGGTCTTTGGAAATAAGTTTAAACTTGTGCTTTGAGAATTTTTTAGTATATTTGCGATATGTCACATGTGCTATTAGTCGATATTCTTGAAGGTTTCCTTGGTGAACATAGAAAACATAACGAAGATTCTGGTCAAGTTTCTTTTGATTGTCCAGCTTGTTCAGAAGATAAAGGTCTGATAGATAGTGGTGATGGAAAGGGTAATTTAGAAATAAATTATGATAAGGGGGTTTTTAGGTGTTGGAGTTGTCACGATGTTAACAACATGCATGGTCCAATACTTAAACTCCTTAAACGTTATGGTTCGCCTAAAAATACTAGGGATTACTTACTTGTTAAACCTGACGCTAATATTATATCGAATAGAGAACGAGAAAAAATAATAGTAGAAATACCTGAAGGGTATAAAGAGTTGTCAAAATGTACAGTTAAAGACTATAAATCAGATGTAGCTTTAGATTATTTACACAAACGTGGTATTACTGATGAAATAATTAAAGAATTTAAAATAGGGTATACGATAAATGGAGATTATAATAACAGAGTAATCATACCATCTTTTAGTTCAGACGGAGTTCTTAATTATTTTGTTGCGCGATGGTTTTTAAATAAGAAAACTGGGTTAAAATATTTAAACCCGCAAGCTGAAAAAGAAGAAATTATTTTTGGTGAAAGTAAATTAAATTTCGATTCAACAATATACATAGTTGAAGGTGTTACCGACCATATTGTTACACCAAATTCAGTTCCTTTATTAGGAAAATATATAAATGATAAATTAATAGAAATGCTACACGATAACGCTATGGGTTTTATTGTTATAGTTCTTGATGGTGATGCTTTTGAGGATGCTAAAAATTTATACCAGAAACTAAACTTTGGTGATTTGATGGGGAGGGTGAAAATTGTTTCGTGCCCAGATGGTTACGACCCATCAAAAATTCATCAATTGTTAGGTGCCAAAGGAATTACTAAATTATTAATGGGTGCTAGGTTCCTAAAAGAGTCTGAGGAAAGATAATAGTTGCTAATTTTATCAAAAAAGAGTATCTTTAGATATGTCTAAAATTCAACAATGGGTTGGGCCTGTATATTTAGAGCCTATCCAACATAAATACCATCATAGAGAAACAGGTAAGATATATAAATCTGTTACAACAACATTATCTTCGATAGAACCGCATTTTGACGTGGAGGGTGTTTCAATGGCTATATCTAAACAACCTGACAAGGTAAAACAAGAACGTTATATAGGTCTTTCCCAACAAGAAATAATTGACTATTGGCAAATGCTAAATGATGATGCTAATATATACGGAACCAATGTTCATAATATAGTAGAAAATTATTTATTAGCTAATAAATGGTATTTTCCACCAGATAATGATGAAGGAGTTTTTGAACAAAAAGTTATTGATGGTTATGATGCCTTAAAAATAGATGAAGGGGTTGCTATGTGGCCTGAAAGAATCTTATTTTCAAGCGAATATGAACTGGCTGGAACATCTGATTTAATAATTGATATTAATGATATTTTCTTCGATGTGGGTGATTATAAAACAAACAGAGTGTTTAATTTTTTTAACCCATATGGTTATGAAACATTGTTAAAACCTTTTGAACATTTACAAGCGTGTCAATGGTCTATTTATACGCTACAACTTAGCGTATATGCCTACTTATATGAACTAGAGTTTCCTAAAAGAAAATGTAGACAAATATACGTTTTATATTGGGATAAGACTTTAGAAGAATTCAAAAAGATACAAATTATGTATCTAAAAAAAGAAGCTAAACAAATTATTGAAATGCATTATTACAATGTGATGAAAAATTCGTAAAGAATCTGGTGTGTTAAACTTGTTGTGATTTTCGGTTTTTTTAGGTATATTTGTAAAAAAAACTAAAATGCCAATAAAAAAGGTAATACATTTAGCTGATATCCATATCAGAACGTATAGAATGCATAGTGAATATAAAGAATCGTTTATAACACTATTTGATGAAATAACCAAAGCTATTGAGGGTTATCAACGAGATGAAGTTCGTATAATAATAGTTGGTGATTTAGTTCATCAAAAAATTATCATATCAAACGAGCAATTAATTTTGGGTACTTGGTTTTTAAGAAAATTAGAAGCTATAGCTCCTGTTGTAATAATTGCTGGTAACCATGATTTATTAGAAAACAATAAAGACCGTATGGATAGTATAAGCCCAATGGTTCAATTCCTCCCAAATGAAAATATAAACTTTTTTAAAGAGTCTAAATGTTATCTTGATGATAATATAGTATGGTGTGTTTATTCAATATTTGAAGAAAACAAAACCCCGAACATAGAAAGTGCTAGATTAGAATTTGGTGACGACAAAACGTATATTGGGTTATTTCACGCACCACTAATAAACGCCAAAACTGATATTGGTTATGAATTTGACCACGGAGCAGGGTTAGATATATTCGAAGGTTGTGATATGGTGATGTTAGGTGATATACACAAACGTCAAATTTTTATCCACAAACAAACCATGGAAGTTGATAAAGAAAACTTAGAAAGATATATAAAAATTGGTTGGGTTGTTGATGATGATAAGAACTCTGCAAAAATTAACATTAAAAAAGTAATACCAATATGTTATAGTGGTAGCCTTATTCAACAAGATTTTGGTGAAAACGTTACCAAACATGGTTTTCTTATGTGGGATATTGAAACCAAAACATTTACTGAGTATGATATCGAAAACAAATATTCTCTTTATCAATTTAAGATAAAGTCTTTAGACGATTTAGATGCTAATGCTGAAAAAATAACAAATTTATAATAAAAATAAAATGAGCGAAGAGACAACTGAAGGTAAGGGTGTTACAATAAAAGAGTTAAAAAATTTTTTAGCTAGTTTACCCAAAGAATTTGATAATTTCGGAATGGTAAATGGAGAATATGCTGGAACCGAAGACGATGGTTTTTATGTGAGATTGGATAAACCAATTACGCATTTAGAAATAGATGAAAAAACTGGAGAATTTTTACTATTAAATCAATCAGCAGAAGAAGTAAATACAATTATCGATATCATAACTAAAACAGATGGAGATTCCAAAGGAAATAAATAATGAAATCTGGGATTATTGTAGGGTAAATAACATCACCAACGTTGATGCTTTTATTTTAAAACTAATCAAACAAGGGTTTACCATTGAAAAATTCGGTTCTGTTCCGATGACCAATGTTGTTGAGAAAATCATTGAAGTTGAAAAGATTATCGAAGTTCCGATTAACGTTAACGATAATGAGTGGTATAAAAAATTCAATGAGTTATTAGTTAGTAATGAAAAATTAAAAAATGATTATTCCTTATTATTAAAAAAAGGAGAAGAAACAAAAAAAGATTTATATGGTGAAAGATAGTATAGAAACAAAAATAGAAGTTTCACAATATGGTAAAATTCGAGTTATTTGGGATGATAGACCTGAAAATTATTCAAAAGCGAATAAAATAAGAATCAGAAATCATTTTGCAAATAAATATAATATTAGTAAGGATGATGTTAATGTAATTTATCGGCCAGTCACATTTAACTCCAAAGGTGAAGCTATTGAAATTACTGGTTCCAATATAGAAAATATAATGGATATCAACTACCAAAGAGCTTTAATGAAGGAGTTAATACTTAGAGATGGTAAACAGGTAGATTTCAATAGAATTATAGCCTTAGATGATAAAGTTAATAATGAATTAAATATCGATTTAACAATCTCTCAACATAAAAGATGGAGTGTAAAATGGATAATGGTTGATAATTTTTTATCATTTGGTGAAAACAATTTTTTATCTTTTAGCAAACTAAAAGGGCTTACGGTTGTTAATTCTATTCCTGGAAATCAGGGTGGGAAAACAACAATAACCATTGATGCTATAAAATTTTTATTGCATGGAACAACAACAAAAACTGATAAAAATGAAGATGTTTTTAATATTTTCACGGATAAAAATTTGTTGGTCGTGAGAGGAATGATTGAAGTAGATAATGAGGAAATTATTATTGAAAGAAAATTGAGGCGTAGTGCCAATAAAAGCGGTGGGTGGACCGTAACTAATAAAATAAACTACTTCAAGATATTACCTGACGGTGAAGAAGAAGTATTGAATGATGAAGACGCTAAAAAGACTACTATAAAAATAAAAGAAACTATTGGTAGTGAAAAAGATTTCGAGATGTTGGTTTTGGCAACTGAAGCAAATCTAGATGATTTAATTGGGTTAACAACAACTGAGTCTGGTAAGACCTTAACTAGAATGATTGGTTTGGAAGTTATCGAAATGAAAGAAGCGATAGTTAGAACCATGTTTAATGATTTTTCTAAAAAGAAGAAATCAAATGAATATGATGTTGTCTCATTAACCAATGATATAGTACAACATGAGGATAATATTTTAAAAGGTGAAAACCTTGAAGAGCTTTTAAGAACTAGATTATCTGAAACAAAAAATGAAATTGGTGTTTTAAATCTAGAAAACGACAAGTTATTAAATAGCAAATCAAAAATCGATGTTGAAATCTCAACACTAAATCCTTCTAAATTAGAAGAAGAAATTTCTGTTTTGATAACTAAAGGTATTGATTTGAAAAAGCAAATGGATGAGTTAGCTTTGAAGATTGCTGAAATTGGTTTAATAAATTTTGATGAAGACCTTCATCATTCATTAACGAAATCTTATTCAAAATCTCTTGGTGAAAAAATTGTGAAAGAATCTGAAATTAAACGTCTGGAGCTCGTGGTTCAAGGTTTAGTCGATGGGGGTGTTTGTCAATCTTGTAATCGTAAACTCGATGATGTTGATAACACTGAACATATTAATAAACATAATTTAGAAATTTCTAACGTAAATATTGAGTTAGTTAATGTAGAAACCCTTATAAATAATACCGAGATAGAGTTAAATAAGTTGAATCTTATAAAACAAAATGTTGATTCTAAAAATCGATTAGAGTTAAATAAAGACAGAATAGAAGTAGAGGTTAATGGTTTAAGAAATAATGTTGTTGGTAAAAAGAATGATTTAAAAAAATATAATCTTAATCTAGAGGGTATTGAGTTTAACAAAAGAGTTGAAATTGCCGTCTCTAAAGTTAAAACAGATTTAGTTGTTTTAGAACACACAAAAGATGAAACGATAACTAGAATTGAGCGAGTTGTTTCAGACACGAAAAACCAAAGGGATGAAATAGTTGTGAAAACAAAACTAATTGATGTTATTAAAAAAGAAGAAGAGGTTGATAGGATTTATAAAATTTATATTGAATTAGTTGGTAAAAAAGGCATCAGTAAATTAGTGTTACGTTCAATTCTCCCGATAATAAATTCTGAATTATGTAGATTGCTGGAAGATGTTTGTGATTTTGAAGTTGAGATATTTATAGATGACAAAAATGACGTTAAGTTCTTATTAAATAAAGATAACACCTCTAAACTTCTTAAATCTGGTAGTGGAATGGAAAAAACAGCCGCTAGTTTAGCTTTAAGAGCTGTTTTGGGTAAATTATCAACTCTACCTATGCCAAATTTCATAACTTTTGATGAGGTCCTTGGTAAGATAGCACCTCAGAACATTGATAAATTAAAAGGGTTATTTGATAAAATAAAAGACATGTATGATATTGTTTTTCTAGTAACTCACAATGATTTAGTCAAAGATTGGTCGGATAAAATAGTTACGGTTGTTAAAGAAAACAACGTTTCTAAGATTAATATATTTGGTTAATCCAATATAAGGTAGTACCTTTGTATAAATTGATGTAAAATGAAGTTTAGAAATTATTGTATAGTTATTATGGGGACCACCAAGGGTGTGCTTAGTGAAATCACTAAAATTAGTGAGGGTCAACCAAATGTATTAGATGCCAAAGGTATTCTAATCGCCACATTTTCTTCAATCGCTAACGTGGGTGAATTAACTGAATGGTTTATAGAGAATAATAGGAATTTTTTGCTTTTCGAGTTAAATGAAAAAAATTCTGGTTTCAACATATCAAAAATTGATATTCATGAGGGGTTATTTGGTTTTTTAAAAAGCTTGGATACCGATGAAATGGATAAGATGTTTACCCAAGGTTTGGAGGTGGAGTCAACAGTTGTTGAAAGTAAGTCTAAACCTTTACGTGATTCTTTAACAGAGAATAAATTAGATAGGGAGGAAATTGAAAAGATGGGGACCAAGGATAAGGAAAAGTTGTTGGATGAGTTGATAGAATCTGGGTTAGAAAATTTGTCGATAAAAGATAAAGAATTATTACCATTATTAACGAAATAAACCTCTAAAACACTTGACTTTTAGGGAAAAAAGAACTATATTTATAAAACAAAATAACGAAAAAGACGAATAGTATGTAAAATTAATGAGTAAAAAATATGTAAATTTCGATGTTGATGACAGCATTGCAAAATATTTTAAAGATGTAAGGAAATCAGTTATTTTAACTCCTTCTGAGGAATTAGAATTAGCTATAAGAATTAAAAATGGGGAACAATCTGCTATAGATAGATTAGTCAATTCAAATTTGAAGTTTGTTGTTTCGATAGCGAAAGATTATCAAGGCCAAGGGTTACCATTATCAGATTTGATAAATGAAGGTAATTATGGTTTAATAAAGGCGGCAACTAGGTTTGACCACACCAAAGGTTTTAGATTCATTTCTTACGCTGTGTGGTGGGTTAGACAATCGATTATTCAAAGTTTAAACGACAACGCTAGAATAGTGAGGCTCCCAGCCAATATAATAAACAAATTATCATATTTAAACAAAGAAATTATTAAATTTGAAGTTGAAAATGAAAGAGAACCAGTTTATGGTGAAATTTTCGGAAAAGACAATGAGATTGTAACTCTTTTACGTTTTCCAAAATGTGCTTCATTAAACGATTTGATAAATGAAGATGGTGATGAGCTTATTGAATTAATACCTTCAGACACTGAAGGTGAAGACGCTATGATTGTTGATGAAAGAATCAAAAACGAAATAAATAAAGCCTTGTCAGTTCTCTCTGACAGAGAGAGGGAGATAATTGAATCTTATTTTGGGATAAATAGCCGTTTCGAATCGATGACTTTAGAAGCAATCGGTGAACGATATTCTCTAACCAAAGAAAGAATTCGACAAATAAAAGAGAAAGCAATAAGAAAATTAAGACATAACGCCCATAATTTACATGGTTTGATTGATGAATAAAAAAGGGTAATTACCCTTTTTTTTTTTATTTTAGATATTTAATTAATACTTATATGAAGATAAAATTTAGTTATATAATGCTAGTTCTAGCGTTAGTTGTTGCTGGCTGTGCTGGTTATTTTTCTGTTTGGGGTTTAAGTCAA